AATCCTTTTATATCCTCTTGAGTCTTAAAGTAGAACCATGCAGCTACCAAGACCAAAATCAAGAAGCAAACAAACAAGCTCAATAGATCCATTTTTATCACCACCTACCAATGTAAATAGACCCTATATAAAAATCCGATGGATTTTTATCAAGGCTGTTTACGATGTCACTATACTTCCTTGCTGAAATTCCATCCCCTAAATCGGAGGCTATTTCATACTTCCTCAACCATGCTTCTATGTAATTGGGATCTATATCGGTTGCCTTATTGAGGCATCTCATGGCATTCGGGTACTCATGGCTTCCTATCAACTGATAAGTCCTTCCGAGGAAATACCATGCCTCTGCATTATTTGGATCAAGATCAGTAGCTCTATCAAAGTAATCTATAGCATCCCGATAAGAGCCCATCTGCATTAAACAGCCTCCTTTGCAGATCAATCCTAATACATTTTTAGGATTAATTTTAAGGGCTTTATCTGCAGCTTCTAATCCAAGAACATAACCTCCCTTATTGAAATAAATTTCACTCAATGTAGCCCAGAGAGAATCATCCTTAGGCTTAAGTGTTGTTGCCATATCCATACAATACTGAGCCTTGTCATAGGCTCCAAGATCATAAAAATCTTTCCCTAAATATAATATCCTCCAGGGATCTAATAGCTTTTCTCCCCCTAAATCGAGGAATTTAGAAAGTGCATCTACGGCATCCTCTTTATCTCCTGTGTAAATATAAATCCTACCAATATTGTACCATGCTTCGGGCAACGAAGAATTTGTCTCTTCTGCCATTTTAATATATTTTTTGGCTTCGTTAAGGTCCCCTAATTGTGAATGGCAATACGCTTTTGTTATCAAGGCAGAAAGGTTTTGGGGATCAGCATCAAGGACCTCATCACATAGCTCTATTGCTTCAGAGTAATTGCCCTGCATACTCAAATTAAAGGCTATGCTGGCCTGTGAATCTCCTCCCATTACCGGCCCGATTAGGGCCAATAAAAGGGCCCCGATTAAGATTTTGTTGTACATTCTCCTCACCATGATTAGCTATAGGCAGTCATGGTATTTATATCTTCCTACTGGAGCCTCCCCACATACATTTTCCTTAGCTTTGCTAAAGATTCTACCTCAGAGAGGTAATGCTCCTCCTCATCAGAGCTATAGATCATCCCTGGAGATAGGATTTGCTCAGGAGATAAAATATAAAAATCAGTTAGATCAAATCCAAATCTCTCCTTTATCTCATCGATGCTGAATAGGTCTAATCGGGCCATACCTACTAAAACCTCCTTAATGCCTGCCTTAGCCAATAATGGGATAAGGGTGTTGTGCCAATAGACGAATTTTCGATTATCCTCCCTCCGGCCCAGAGAATACCAATAATCAGGCCTATCTGGGATGATCGGCTCGACCCTGGCGATTACCTTAATCTGATGCCTCAACAGGATATTAGCGACCTTGAGCCTCTGATGAGTAACCGGAGCCCCCATTTCCATAATCCTACTGCTATAATCCATAGGGGTAGAAAAAGAGAGTTGAACCTCGGCATAATAGGCCTGAGACAAATATTTGGGGATGGCTATGAGGTCGGATTTGGTTAAAATCGTATAGGGTCGGGCCTGATCCTTCAGAACCTCCATGCATCGGAGGGTTAAGCCCTGTTTAACTTCGGAGGGGCCTAATGGTTCAGTCTCAGCCCCTATGATAACCGGCAAGTCGGGGTTCTCCTGCAGGACCTCCTCAAGGTGTTTTGCTATGGATGGATGGGGCTTTACCGGATAACGGGAGGACCTAAATCTGCAGTAGGCACAGTTATAATCACAGCCTTCATAAGGATTAACAACAATGGCCTCATTTTCAATCCTTATACCTGGCTTGAGTTCCCTACAAATACCCTGTTGCATATTCTACCTCCTATTAAATCTGCAATTTTCTGCAACTGTTCTTCAGTCAGAGGGGTAAACTCAGCTCCTCCGGCAGGCCTACCCACTAGCAACCTGAATGAGATAGGAACATTTATAGATAAGAACTGAGCAGCTAATACACTGAAATTGGTGTAAATCTCCCTCTCAGATGGATAGTCTGGAAAAATCGTCATCCTGAACTCCACAGGGATGAGGTGCCATGCAATTACGGATAAAGTATTTAGGACGGGCAAGGACAGCTCCTCAAGCCTTCCTCCGGTTCTTGACCTTAAGAGAATGTTATCATAGATATCAGCCTTCAGGTCCAAAAAAACCATATCAATAGCCTTCTTCTGGCATAGAAATTCCAGTTGCCCAGGGAGGACTCCTGAAGTCTCTATCCCCACAGATAGGCCTACGTCCCTGGCTATGGCTGATATCTCTGGGATGGCCTGGGCCTGCAGTAGGGGCTCCCCTCCAGAGAGAATCAATGAATCGGCATAGATAGAGTTCTCCCTAATCATTTTCCCTAATTTCTGAATGGGAACTTTTTGGGCTTCCATCCCCTGGTTGTGGCACCTCGGACAGGCTAAAGGGCAACCTGCTAAAAATATAGTAATTGAAGATCGTCCAGGCCAATCTGAGGTCGATAGGTTGTTGACACCTAATATATTCACGTCCATATATTTCCCTTCATATGCCTACTACTGGAGCAGGGGACATCTCACTGGAGAACATCTCCTGCCAATGATCCTCAAGGAACATAAGCATGAATAGATCTATATGCTCTCTAAGATCAATTGAAATTATATAAAGCTCCCCACATTTATTTACTTCTTCCATCATCACCGGCATAACGAGGACCCCAAATTTGATTGGCTATGGGAATAGGACTCTTGCAGATAGAACACTTAGGCCTTATATTGCCTTTGTTGACCAAAAGATCAACGTGTCTATTACAAAACGTGCAAAATGTTCTCATATAACTCATTTGGGTCCTCATTATATATATGCTTAACTAATTATGCCGTCTGGTAGCTGTTTTGTTTTGTACCCATACTCCTCAGGATGAATCCCGATACACCGAGGCCCATAGGCTTCAAGAACCTCATTAGTCTGGGCATGGATGATCCAAGAGCCTATGTACTTTCTCTCCTCGTTATTCTCTCTATCCTCTCCACGAAGAAGCAAATCGGCAGCCCTGGCTGCCTCTCTGCTATCTGCTCCCAGGACCATTAGCTCAAGGCTAGAGGTCAGGAGAACCAATCTATACCTTTCTCTGCTCATGATACTCTCCTAAGGTTATGAATCGTCCATTCGGATGATCTTCATCCTCTGAATTTTCAACCTTTCGGGCTGCCATGCAGTTGACATCTGGGTTTGAACACGGGGCCAAATCTGAAAGGCTGCAACCACATTCTCCATTATACAGGCAGAGGCCATCAGCTCCCATTTTGAGCAGGGCCTCCCTTAGCATATCCTCTACTGTTATGTTTTTCATTAAATACCTCCTGGGCTAAGAGCTTGCTGGAAGTGATATTTTTCCTCCCAATAATCTCATAGGCCCGTCGTTCTATTTCTGAGTCTGTGCTGAATTCATGGTACTGGACAGGGAATTTTTGGCCCAGCCTGTCTATTCGGGCCTTGACCTGTTCCAGAACTGCAGGATTGAATGGCTTATCGACCAGGACCATTAGATGAGCCTGATCCTGCAGGTTGAGGCCATAGGCTCCAGCTCCAGACATCAGAAGAATAGTTTTGTCGTTTTTAAATTCCTCAATGTCGTCCCTTTGGCCGGTAAGATAGGCCGGAGTGATACCCCTGGGATTAAGGACGTGCTTCTCGATCAATCCCAGGGCCTTGACGTACCTGGAATAGATAACGATCTTCAGGCCTGCAGCTTCATCTATAATAGACCCTACCTCCTCCAGTCTGGGGGAGATTGACTGGGCCTTCTCCTGCAGATGAGCAGCATACTCATTTATGAATGGCATGATCATAGCCGGAGAGATGGCATTCTCCAGGCCAAAGGTGAAGCATGAAAGCCGAAGCTCAGGGGAATCATAAGCCAGATCCATTATAACTCCCTCTATTTCTCGTTGGAGTTTGTTCATAGGGGCCTTATGGACTATATTAGAAGTTTTAGGAAGTCCTTCAATGATAGCTCTTTCTCTCCTGAGCATCCCAGGCTCAAGCATTTTCCTCAAAGTGTCAAGATTTATCTCCTTAACTACCTCTTTTATGGTAATGATCCGGTTGTTCTTCGTTTTTATCTTCCTCTCATTGACAATCATGAACATTTTTTCAAAAATATAGTATGGAGGGAGTAGGTCAGGCCTCACCAAATTGAAAATTTGGTAATACTCCCTCAGATGATTCTCATATGGGGTCCCTGTCAATCCTATGGAGGCCCTGGGCTTCAGCAGAGAGATAGCTCTGGACCTCTTAGCCGAAGCATTCTTGAGCATGGTAATCTCATCATAGATGACAGTTGAATCATCCTTTATATACTCATATGCATATTTTAGGTCAGATTTTGACCTCATTATGTCATATGAGGCCACTACATAGTGGTCAGGAAGATGAATGGCTCTCTTCCAGGCACTCTCCCTATCTCTGCCAGACTGGATTAGGGTATAGGAGGAATCTGTGAACTTCTCAATCTCAGAGCCCCATTGATCGATCAGGGCAGCTCTGGTAAGTATGAGGGTCTTGCAGCCCCAAAACTCACAGGCTGCCAGGGCTGTAGGGGTCTTGCCCAGGCCCATCTGATCAGCCAATATACAGGAGCCAGTTTTGAGAATAAAATCCCGTCCCTCCTCCTGGAAGGGCAATAGAGGTAGCTTCAATCCTGCAGATGAAAAATATCTTTTGGGGAAGATGTTCATCTTCTCTTTATTATAATAATTGAGAGCCTCTTTATCGACCTCATACCCTGCCTTGAGCAATCTCTCCAGGACAGGGATAGAAAAGTTCGATCTATAGGCTCCCTGTTGCCACCTGAGGCCATAACCGGCTAAAGTCTGATCCTCTACATCTGAATAGATAGAATTATTCGGCCCCAACCTTATCATTCTTCTTTGGCCTCCCCCTCTTCTTAGCCTGTTCTTGGTCTTCTTCCTTCGGGAATCTCCCCCTCCCTGGCTTAAGGGTTTGAGTCTTCTCATCAAACTTCATACCCTTCTTAACCTTTTTGTATTTCTGTTTCCCAGGATAGCCTCTCTCACCCCTCCATTCAGGCTTAGGGACCAACTTGGTTGCTGTTGTTGGTTCAGTTATTCTATCGTCGTAAACATCTACTGCAGGGGCATCTGGGTCTTCAACCTCTATCATTTCAACCTCTACCTCTGCCTTAGAATTGAGAGCAGGGAGGGCATTGATGTCAGCCTTCCTCATGAATTCGTCACAAATAGGACATTTGGGCTTAGAATCGTCCACTTTGTAAACCCTGTTATGCCCCCTGCCACAGGTCCACACTCTGGTAAATTTCATAGTAGCTCCATGATCGGGATAGGGGGCAAAGGCAAAAAGGCAAGGAGGAGGTACGAATATTTTTTAAAGCCTTTGCCCCCACTAAGATAGCTCCATGCCATGAATAGGTATGGCACCTTGAAAGTATTTAATGCTTTCGGCCCAAAACTGGCATCCCCTTGTTGGCTATGATGAATGGCTCAGGCCTGCCCCCTCAGTCCTACAGGATGCCCGAAGAATCGATTTATCTATATGGGATGGAGAATTACCCATTCTCAGAAAAATAGGCCCGTTTTAGGGCATCCTACGGGCTTCCGGCATCAGCAGGGCTCAATAATTCTCACAATTGACACAGATGCTATTGACCAGGAACGGGTTAAGGTTATTCACATTGTCCCATGAATACAAATCCTTCAGGAACTCCTTTCCCATCGGGCAAGTAGCAAAGGAGCACCAGCACCGGCCCAGATTAAAAAGGTTTTGGTAATTTTTGTCCATCTTCAATACCTCCCCAGTAGGTCCATATCTATCCTGTTCTCAATGATGGCCCTGATAGCTGGGATCAGGAGCAGATACTCTTTTCTGCCTACCCGTCGGGCTTTATCCTCCAGGTCGTCCAGGGTCCCGTAAAAGCATCCAGTAGCTACCTGTTGGTCAGGGACTATGACCGTCAGAAAGTCGTCCCTTGACCCAATTGGGCCGATCAGGAGATAGTCTGAGGTCTTCTTGATAACTGAATGGCCTCCAATTCGGGCATGGCCTGTAACAATTCCGTTCTCAATAACGGCATTGTCGTTAATTTTTGCGGCTCCCTTTACTATTGCCCTCCCCCTGACGATAGCTGAGCCTCCAATTGTGGCAGCATCCCCTACGACTGCGTTTTGGAGGACTTGAGCATGATCACAGATTACAGTTGAACCCTCAACCACGACCTGGCCCCCGACTCTGGCAAAATCATCAATGAGGGCATAATCAGCTATAACAGCCTCATCGGTGATCAATGCTGAGCCTCCGATGAATGAATGGCCCTGGATATGGGAGGAGTTTTGGACCTTTGCATGGCACCCTACCAAGGCATTCTCATGAATCCAGGGCTGCTCTGACACCTCAGCAAATCCAGTTACCAGAGCATGATCAAAGACTCTGGCATAATTTTTTACCTTAGCATCTACCAATATCCGGCCCTTATCATAGCAGATGGCATCATCATACAACCAACAGTTACCTTCCTGGCTCAGGTTGTACTCCGACTCTACCAGCCCCCCTTTATCTCCCTTTTTTACGTCCCCGAAGTCCTTAATAGCTTCGATCCTATAGAGGGTCTTGCTCCCGAAAATTGTGAACTCATCCCTCAAAATTTTATATTTCATAGCTGATCCTCCTGTTTTTTCTACAAAGGGGTAATTCCTCAAATACTGCATTGAATGAGGCATTATCCCCTCGCCACCCAGTAGCCATATCCTCCCTTCTCTCCACAAGGCCCTCTTTTCAGTTCATACTGGGGAGGAAGAGCTGCCCCTACCCTCCTCATGACATTATGAAGGCTCTTTTCATACCGGCCCTTATACCTCAGGGCATTTCCTCTTAGTGGATGCCCCGAAGCCAGATAGGAGACGATAAAGCCGTTGTTGAGGAGCCTCTCAACTGCCAGTTTTTGGTAAGATCCTCGTGGGTTGGCCTCATTGAGGACCTCTCTACCTATCTCCGAGTCTGTTCTTATTGCTATGCACTCTTTCCCGTTATATGTCTTCATGATTTTGTGCCTCCAAAGGACATATAGGTCTTCAAGATATAAAAGGGTTATGGTTGGTCATGATTCAACCTGCTGGACCAAATCAGGGTTAGAGCAATAGAGGTAATATCCACAGCTCCGGCACTTCCTGGAGGACGGGCTGAAATGGCCGTCATTGTCCTTATCCCTGCAGAGGAAGGCATTAAACTGCTCCTCTCCGGCCAGGAAGTCCTCAGGGTGCATAGGCTTGATTTGGAGGAGGGGGACGAAGCAAAAGGCAACCTGGCAATCGAGGCCGTAAAGCTTTCTGACCAGCTCCTTATAGATGTACCCCTGGACATTGTACTTAGAGGCCCGTTTAGAGAACTTCCAGTCAACAACCAAAGCCCTATCAAGGTCCAAAACATCAATGAATCCCAAAACAGCCTGGCCGTTGATTTTTTCTTCAACTTTTAGCTCAATGAGGAGATTATCAGAGAGGTTGAGCTTATTTAGAATAAGTCTATAATTATTTAACCACTTTTTGGGTATTCTTGGATCTTCCTTCTTAGGCAGGGACTGAGCTATTCGATCATGGAAGGTTTTTCCGATCTTTGCAGGACTCCCAACCTGACCGACAAGCCCCAGGTCGTATTTCAAGTGGTAGGCAGTAGGGCAAAAAGCCCATTGGTGTATCTGAGAAGCTGAAACGTATTTTTTCATATGGAAGCATAGATTTGGAAGGATAAAAATGTTTTGGTAGGAAAGGTTTAAATCCTAAGTGGTGTAAAGGGATGAGGCATGATCAGAAAATGGATAGGACCATTGATATACCTACCCAGGCACCCCAGGATTAGGAGGGATGCCATCTGGCAGGCAGGAAAGAACCTCTATAGGAGGAAAAAGGATGAATGAAGAAGGATTTTCAAAGGAGTCTTTGCCAATTTCTATCCCTACGTCTTTACAAGTAAAGACTTTAAAATTCATTAAATTGGTGTCGTATAGCAAAAAGCCGATTGAAACGGGTTGGTCGAGGGATAGGTGCTATGACTTCGATGATCCTGAGCTTCTAAGCCATCTGGAGGCAGGCAAGAACTATGGAGTCAGGGGTGGCGATGGAGGGCTTAAGATCCTGGACATAGACGATTGGCCCAGAGCCAGGGAGTTAGGGATCATTGAGGCCCTGCCGGAGACGTTCACGGTAAAGACTCCTCATGATGGGAGGCATTACTATTTTATCTGCCCTGAGATTGAGAAGAAAGTGATCCTGTATGATCCTGAGGACCATAAGAGGCATATTGGGGAGCTGCAGGCCAGGGGGCAGTTTGTGGTAGGGCCTACCAGCAGGTTGAAGGAGGGGAATGAGAAGACTGGGGAGGTAGAGGTAAAAAGATGGGAGGTAGAAAAGGACCTCCCGATAGCCACAATTGGAAAGGAGCTATTGGAGGTCCTGGAGAAGGCCTGGACAGGGGCAAGAGTAGAAAGGCAGGAAGAGAAAGAAGAGGGAGGAGAGAAGAAGATCAATAGATTCTCTCATATAAAAATCGAGGATATAGTTAAGCCGGTGGATATAAAGAAGGACGACGGGGTAGAGATTCAAGGTAGGCATCCTATTCATGGATCGATGAATGGGATGAACTTTTCGGTGAATAGAAGGGATAATAGCTGGATTTGCTATAGGCATATGTCCGGTGGAGGGGTGCTTGAATGGATAGCAGTTGAAGCCGGAATAGTTGAATGTGGGCAAACCAGAAAGGGCTGGTATAGAGGCCTGACAAGGAAGCAAAAGAGGGATTTAAAGGAGGCCCTGGAGAAGAGGGGCATTGTGGTCCCCAGCTCTACGATAAATAAGGATGCCGGAGGGCTCTATAACCAGGTAGAGAAGGTTATAGAGAGGCTGAGCTTCGATAATGAGGCAGAGGGCTATGAGGTATTCACATTTGGAGGTAGACTTGCCAAAGTGTTGAGAAATGGAGACATAGACATACTGAATAAGGACAATCTGGCTCCCATATTGGATAGGATGATGGACTTTATCAGGGTAAATAGCCAGGGGATAACGATAAGGGTCTACCCTCCTGAGAAGGTAGTCTTAGGGGTCCTAAATAGAAATGAATGGCCCGAAATTCCAGAGCTGAAGGGCACGAGTAAGATCCCGATCATCAGGGAGGATATGTCAATTTGTGTAGAGCCAGGTTATGATCCTAAGACCCAGATGTACTATTTGGGAGAGAAGATAGAAATACCCACATATAGCCAGGAAGAGGCCAAAAGGGTAATAGGGGAGCTGGAGGATAAGATCTTCTCTGGCTTCATCTTCAGCAATCAGGCAAGTAAGGATAATGCCTGGTTTATGGTTTTTCTGGCTATGATGAGGCACCTGTTCAATAAGTCACCATTTTGGTACATTACAAAGCCAGATGTTTCCTCTGGAGCCAGTACATTGTCAGATATCCCAGCAATAATATGCACTGGGGAAGTAGGGGATATCATCAATAAGAAGCATGAGAAAGCCGAAGAGGAGAAGCTGCTCCAGTCCATGCTGATGAAAGGAAGCCGTTTTATTGTCGTCGATAACGTGAAGGATGTAACTCAAGAGGGTTACAATACAATGGGGACGACGGAAAAGATGGCTTTCCGGCCATTAGGGAAGACCCAGATGGTAAGTGTCCAAAACAATGCCCTGATAGTCTTTAACGGGATCAACCTGAGCTTTACAGACGACACGGCAAGAAGAGGGCTCATAACTGAACTGGAGCCAAATAAGGACTTCCTAAACGGGATTGAAGACATTAGGAAGACAATCAAAAGAGAACGTGAATGGATAGTAAAAGGCCTATTGGGAGTAATAAAGTCATGGGCCGATGCTGGTAAGCCTGGAGAGGCAGAGTATATCCCCCAGTTGGTCAGTTTTATGGATTGCATTAATATAATCAATCCTATATTGAAATATGTGGGGATAAATGAAGCCTTGACGAATGCCGAAGTAGCAAAAGAGGAGTTTGACCCTGACAGAGAGGAGTTTGATGAGTTCATTCAGGCCTGGGCAACGGTGTTAGGAGACAAGAAGGTTTACAATAGTGATATACTGGATGAATTGGAGAAGATCCCAAAGGAATATCTGCCATCGAAGGTTAGGAGGGGCCTGGCTGAAGGGGATACAAAGGAGATATCGTACTATCTGAGGGGCCACAAGGGAAAAACATACTCTGGAGGGCTGAAGATTGAGAAAGGGAACGTAAAAGGTAAGAGATACTGGAGAGTCTTAGGAGGTATAACTGCAGAAAAACAGGATGAGAAGAGGCAGGAGCATTTTGAGAAGATTTTAAATAAGTAAAGAATCGATAACGAGAGGCAAGATTAGACGGGGGGAAGCTGATATCTCCCCCTGTCTAATCGAGAGCAGTAAGGCCCTATGATTAATATATGTTTTTGGATGGCTTCAAAAACGATACCGGAAGGCTGGTATCACATGATGCATAAAAATGGTCCTGCCCCAGCCCTATATACATAACGTGTATAGCACATATATATAGTTTTTATTACTTATACTTATATAAAGAGATATAATATGTATCATATGTTACCTGATATTGATTTTGGGGAAGCACCTGGATACATACCAGTTTTGTTAGCCACCACCCGATATTGATTTTCGGGGCTATCACATAGAACGAGAAAAAATGAATGTGTAGCCTGCTATTGGTTTAACTTCCTAAAGTTGAGGTCAATTTTAGACAGTTGAGAGAGGCTGTATAAAATTGTTTTAGTTATTTTACAATAAGATGAATAATTATCCCAATTTAGCAGCATTTCAACTTGAGCCAGTTAGTCCGGCCATTTGAAGCATACTTTTTTTATAGAGGGAAGACAATCATCTGATTGACTCCGAGAGGCCGGAGAAGGCCTATCATGGCTAACGGGAGGCCTCTCCTCCCGATTACTTTTCATAGGGAGGGAAACCTTTATATAATTGTAAGGCAGTACATTGCCCTGAGGCTGTGAAGCCAGTCGAGGGCTGTTCATGGCTGTTGAGGGGGTCTATCCCCCTCGATATCTTTTTGAGCAAAACATTTATATTAGTTCACTTTTAATTAGACTTTATGACAAAAAATCAGCCGGAGGGATTGCGTGGCTCATCAATTAGGCCAAAACTTTGAGAGAGCCGTTGTTAAGGCCTTCAATGACTATTTCATTGAATCGGGGATTAAGGGATATGCCTATCGAATGCATCAGACAAAGTTTTTGCCCCAGGACATTGACATCTTGGTAGATAGCCCGAATAGGAACTATTACCTGGCTATCGAATGCAAATCAAGGACCATATCTCCTACTTTGAAGGGGATATATTTTGATCCTCATATGAAAAAGCAAATAACTAATCAAACAATTTTTTTGGAGAAGACTGGAAGGGCTGGCTACATGGCTTTGGAGTTCAGGCCGAAGGTCCCCCAAAGGAAGGCTCCGAGAATAGCCTTCATGGTCCCTCATGGAGTAGTTTATAAGATGATGCTTGCTGAGAAGCCTGGGATTCTACCAGATGATCTAATTGGATATCCAAGGCTTCAATATTTGCATGAAAGCTACATAATACCGGAGGAATTAACTCAAAATGTCAAATATAAATGATCATATTGATATAGAGGCAATGTCTTTCCGATTTCAATTAAAATATCGTTATGCGTTGCCACTGTCAAAAATAGGCCAATTTTTACACGATTGGGCCGACCTCAGGCCCCAGAGCAGGGGGATCCTATGCCTGTGAAGTCTACCCACAAGGGAGGAGCCGGTTCCTTCAAGGGCCTGGGTGAGTCTCCCCTACGGATATTAGGCAACCCCTTTGAGTCGACTGCAGATGATGACGTTAATGTAATCGGGCTGTTGACCTCAACCCCCCAGGGAGTCCCTTATAGCATTATTCAGGACGAAATAAAACAGTCGACAGGGAGGGACCTCAATTATGACGCTATTAGGAGACTCAGGAAGTATAACGAAGATGACAAGATGAACGTGGCCCTCCTCCTCAGGAAGGAGGCTATCAGGGCAGAGATTAGCATCCAGCTCTATATGGTGATGCTGGAGGAGCTGAGGAAGGAGATAGAGAGGGCCGACCCTGCAGATTTTAACAAGGACAAATTCAACCTGCAGCTACTGGTTATAGACAAGATCGTGAAGATCCTACAGGATAAGGTAGGCAGATACGAAAAGAGATATCGGCAGGCGAAGGCAGAAGCAAAGGACCCGAAGGAGATAGCCACTTTCAACGTCACCCCCCAGGAAGAGGTGAAGGCTACCCCTGACAGCCAGGAGCCCCCAGAGATAGACCAGGATTTTTATTAAATTGCTCACCTGCAGGAGAACTTTAGGAAGAGGCAATATTATATTTTACTTTTATTAACCTCTTCCTATTTTATTTTTCCCTAATCCAATTATTCCATAGACTATAGGAATTGTCTCAACCTAGAGCCCAAACCTATGCCTAACGAGGTGGGAAAGATATTTATAAAAATGTGATGGGTTTGCTGCTATCGATTGCTCCTATTGCCGGTTGTGAGGCAATAGGGCAATGATAACATTGGTCGAATTTTAATAGATCTATCGAAATGGGGCATGGATTAACTGGGCCTTATAAAAATGGGCCTGGGACCCCCAGGGGTTCCTTTCGCCGATGGCCCAGGGCAGAAATTAGGGGCGTGCCCTGCTCTGAAATTACTGGGATATAAAAATTTGAATTTTAAAGAGTTATAGCTGTTATCATATTAGTCATAACAAGAGGAACTTATTTATACCAAGAGGATTATAATCCTTATTATGACGAAAAAAGGCCAAAGATGGGTACGGAAGGATTCTAAATATCCTCGGCAGATAAGGGAATGTAGGCATCATGGTCAGACTGAATTTTATTGGGCATCTGATAAAGATGGAGGGCATTATAAATGTTTAGAATGCCAAAGAGAAAAGAATGCTCTAAGTAAGAATGGGAGATATGGCCTTGGTCCCTATTCTAAACAACCTGGCTGTGCCAATTATACGGGCCTTTATATTGCCGAGACAGTCTTATCTAAAGCTTTCTCTATTATGAAAAAGGCTCATCCTATGGACCCCTATGATTTTGTTTGTGGTAAAGGTTATAAAATCGACTCAAAATGTTCCATCTTGTCAACAAAAGGGAGTAAATGTCAACTCTTTTGGGAATTTTATCCCAATAGAAATAAAGTCCCAGATGCTTTCTGCCTAATTGCTCTCCGAAATACTCCAGATACTATTACCGACTCTCCCCAAATTGCCTATGTATGGCTTATCCCTGGAGATGCTCTAATCAAAGGTCGTCCCCTCAACGATAGAGTAAGTCTTACTGTCACCCCCAATACTGTCTCCAAATTAGAACCTTTCCGTCGTTCAGATATGGAGGGCAAAATTACCACTTGCTGCAGCAATTGGAAAAATCCTAATCTTCAAGCTTAACCTACAATTCCCCCCATTCCCCCTCCATAGCAACAGTTACCTATTTATACCATTACCTCTATAACTCCTTTCTCATGACTACAATTGCCTATAGCCGAGTAAGAAAAAGATATCAGTATCCTAAACAGGTAAGAAAATGTAAATACCACGGTGAAACTGTTTTTTCTTGGAGTGGTTCAGGCTATACCTGTATGGAATGCCGGAGGGAGATATATCGAAAGAATAAGGAATATTATAAAAATATGGCTGCCAGACGTAGGGCAGGGATCACTGGCTTAGGCCCCCGTTCAAAATTGCCTGGTCGTCCTAACTACACAGGCCTCTACATAGCTGAAACTGTCCTCTCTAAGGCCTTTACCGTTATGGAAAAGGCCTATTCCCAGGCCCCCTATGACTTTATATGTGGCAAAGGTTTTAAAGTTGATTCTAAATGTTCTCTATTGTTGAAAAATAACGGGAAAAAGGCCTCTTTATGGAGATTCCACATTAATAAAAACGATATCCCAGATGCTTTCTGCCTCATAGCTCTACAAAACACTCCAGACACTATTACCGACTCTCCACAAATTGCCTATGTATGGCTTATCCCAGGGGATGCTCTAATTGAAGGTCGACCTCTCAATGATAGGATGGGGATATCAGTCTCCCCTAGCACCGTATCCAAATTAGAACCTTACCGTCGTTCAGATATGGAAGGAAAAATCACTACCTGCTGCAGTAATTGGACAAATCCCCATCTGGACCATGAGGTGATTTGAATGCCATTAGACCTAAAAACAATCAACGATTTGTATAGAATTGCAGTTAAAATAGCTACAGTAGCTCATGAAGAAGGCATATCGGAGGAAGTAAAAGAAAAACTTCTAACCTTATCCCAGGATTTAGGCCATATTAGCTGTGAACTGTCTAAGGAACTTGATTTAGCCCCAGTCTTCGGAAAAGAGGTAAAAACTATCCCAGTCGAGACTGGGATTTATTGATCCTAATGGGGCCCATAAATCTTAGCTTCTATTCTATCTTATTTTTTTTAGGGAATCTCATTCTCTCTTGCCTATCAGGGCAGTTCAAGAACTCCTTCATCCCCTCTGAGTCTACCTTTCTCCCGTTGATCTTGAAATAAGGGCTTGACTCAAAATCCGTACTATAATAATTGATCACATAAAATCCTCCATATCTTTTGCTTTCCCTCAAATCCTGATCTATTGTACTAAATAGATACCTCTGCCCTTTTTTCAGCCATGAATCCCCATACTTTAGCTCCATTAGCCAATATCGGCCCCTCTCATCTAATCCATAATTCTCTCCATATAGATTAATTGCCAAATCTATATCCTCTGCCACATATCCCTCTTTAGGTTTTGGCATATGGTCCCTGATGAACTGCCTATAGCCCAGCAAAGGGAAAAGATCTGGGTTCCTAAACACAAGTTTTTGTTCCATACCCCTTAGAGGGTAAACTTAATATATTAAGCTTTCCTTTATACCTTTATGTGTCCATTGACAGAAATACTGGATAGGCTTCTTCAGAGGCATGAGTATAAGTACACAGTCTACTATATGCCGGAGCAGGCCTCAGAGTACATCGATAAGAAAATCTTCAAGCACGGCATCCAGGCTTGCCCACATTATGACTGTGACTTCTACAGGTTTGACCTTAACTCTGGGGTGATCCTCTGCAGGAGAAGGATAGCCAGGTTAGCCAAAATCGGCAAATCTTACCAGCAGATTGAGGACTGTAACGAGTTTGCCTTCCCAGCTAAATTCTTCATGGGGGCCGTTCAGCACTTTGGCCTCAAGGCTAAGCATAACCTCCAGTTGAAGAACGAAGTAAAGATGAGACAGGAAGCCCAGGATCAGATAGATAATCCTCCAGAAGTCAATGATGTAAGCTTTTCGTAGGAGGAGAAGATGAGGCTAAGATTCTCAGAGAAGGAGATAGATGCTTTCATGCATTCGGCAGATAGGCCCCTTACTCCTAAGGATGTAGAGTTTTTAGCCTGGTCTTATGACTCCTTCCCACATTTTGTTTATTCTATTTATCGGTGGGCTGTCTCAAAACACTTCGGGGAGTTTGTGGGAGGCCCCTTCATAACCGACGAATGTAAGTTCCTGCAGGAGAACCCTTACACTATCACCGTCGAGCCCAGGGGTCACTGGAAGTCAATGAGGCTCTATGCCTATCTCATGTGGAGGCTCTGGAGGAACAGGGTTGATAGGAGCAACCTCAGAGTCTCCTACTTCTCCTATCGAAAAAGATTAGCAGACGAACATATTCAAAATTTGAAGTATCTCGTTGATGATTCCGTCTTTAGGGCCCTGGGCCTCATAGACGAAAAGAATCGGGCCGACACCTTAGCCCGTTATACCTGGGATTCTAACCAGGCTTTTGCAGAGAGGAAGAGGATGATCATCAGGCCCTATGGACTCCTTGAGTTCTCCAGAGGAGCCCATTCGGAGATAGTAATTGTGGATGATCCTCTCAAAGATGACTCTGACCCTAATGCCAGGACCAATGTATGGAAAATAAACTCAACTTTTGTTTCAGTTGTGATGAATATTCCTACCAGGGATGGCTGCCTTCATGTAGTTGGCACCCCTCAGACTGAAGATGATTTTCTCTTCGATCCCAATATTCAGAAAGAATTTATTGTCAGGATTAAGCCTGCAATCTTTACAGAAAATGGTGAGGAAAAGGCACTTTGGCCTCAGATGTTCCCGATTGAGAAGCTAAAGCAAATGAGAGAGTCAAGGAAGATCAAGCTCAGAGGAGGGGTAGTATCAACCTTTGAGCAGGAGTTCATGTGCCAGCCCAGGGCTGCAGCATTTTCATACTTTGATGCTGAAATGGCAAGAAAAGCTATAGATGTCTCACTCCCTAACAACGATTTTGCCACTACTGGGATGAAATGGCAGCCTACCCCCTCCACTTTCTGCATAGCCGGTTACGACCCTGGCAAGAAGCTTGACCCTGGTCACTTTGTCGTCCTTGAGGTAGTCGGGAACCAATATATCCAGAGGCTATCAAAATGGTTTGATAATGTGGATTATTTTTCAACAGACAAGGGCTATTCCCAGATAGGCTATATTGCCAGGGCTCATACTAAGTTTAACATTTCTACCATCTATGCCGATAATACCAGAGGAGAACTCTATATAGCCGAAGAGAGGCATTTAATCCCTAACCTGTCCTGCCAGGTTATCTCCCTCCAGAAGAAGACTGAGATGGCCCAGGCCATAGACTCTGCTCTGATGGACGGCTCCCTCCGGCTGGTGGACGACCCCAGGCAGCTCAGGCAGCTCATGAACATCCAACAGGATTTATCCTGCTCCAGGACCTCAGAGGGGCATGGTGAGCCTCTGACCTCTATAGGCCTGCCCCTTCTCTCCATGTTCTATAGACAGGGCAGGATAGAGGCCCAAAGGGGATCTTACCTCCTGAGCCTGCATTAGCCAATAGTAAAGCTTAAATACAGTCCAGTCCTATATATTCTTGACTGGTAAGTCCCTGGGAAATTGTGAGAGGCTAATGCTCAAGAAAGAATACCAGGGGACAGTTGAGGGGTAAGTCGTCCATGAAAACAATGATGCTGCCCTGAGGCAGGCGTGAGGAAGTAATGGATGGTCCCTCCCTTTTTCTCCTATGGAAAGTTATAAATAGTCATAATGCCCTTATCTACTTTTGGAGGTAACATGAGCCGAGTAGACTATGAACTATATAAGATGGCCCAGGTCATCATGGATCTATCAAAAAGGGACTCTCTATCTACATATACCCTTGAGAATCTTAAGCTATTTTTAGAGATTCTTGAGCTGGTAAATGATGACTGGGAGTTCGATATGGACAAATTGAAAGAGATATACGACAGGGGGAATAAGATGGAGTCAGAGATGATGAAGTTCCTCCAGCCCCAGCCTGGAGTGATAGGTTCATGAATCCTGAGGTTCAGGAAGAGCTAAAATTTCTATCGGACTTCCTCAGGTTCATGGCTAATATTCCAGAGGGAGAATCCCCTGCCTTTCTCCCTATGGCCCTGGAGGACATAGATGAGATTTTGGCAGAGATAATCAGGACCGACGGAAACCCTGACCAGGGGAAGCTTAGGGAATTGCATGGCTACCTCAATAGGTTGGCTGTAGTTGAGGTTATGAGGATCAAAGATCTGCAGGTGGGATAAAGTATGGATGATATAGTATCTGTAGAGCTAAAAAAGCTTGGAAGGGTAATGATAGAGCTTTCTGAAGCTCCAGAAGAAATTTCAGAAGGTTATATTTTGAGGGCCATAGAGAATATTATGGCCTGTATGGAGGAGATAGTAGAAAGCAAGGGGGAACCTAACCTAAAGGCCCTGGAGGAGATTCATAACGAGGGGAAGTTGTTAGTTGCAGAGGAGGCCATTAGGAACGGGATATTTCCCCCAGATACCGATCCTGAAGAGGCCTTGAGGATGTTGGAGGGCAGAGCATGAACGATATAGTAAATATAGAACTGGAAAAGTTGGGAGAACTGATGATTGAGCTTTCTAAGGCTCCTGAAGAGATTTCAGAGGATTACATTTTGAAGATTACAGGGAATATTATGGCCTGTCTGGAGGAGATAGTAGAGAGTAGAGGGCAACCTAATCTCAATGCTCTAATGGCTATACATCACAAGGGTAATATGATAATTGCAGAAGAGGCCATTAGGAGCGGTATATTTCCCCCAGATACCAGTCCAGAAGAGGCTTTGAAGATCTTGGAGGGCAAAGCATGAACGATCAGGATAGATTTATTTTGGCTAACTTTGCAGTCGTTTTAAGTGACTTTGTAAACAAGCCGTACTTCAATAACAAGTTCAAAGCTGAAGCCATCCATATCATCTCAAAGATCCTGAAAGAGATCATTGACACAAAGGGGGAGCCGGATATCAATAAGGTCTACGACATATATAAGCAACTTAGGAATCTTGTTTTGGATGAGGCCTGCACCTTATTCCCCGACACTCCAAGAGAGGACATTGAGGCTATGCTGAATAGCAAGACCTTTTTAGTTGGAGAAGAACCTGTTCCTGGATATATTTAAAATGCCTTTGGGAAGGCCTTCCCAAAGGCACTTTTTTAGCTCCTGGCACCAGGAGGGGGACCCCCTACTCCCCCTATAAAAATTTAAATTTGGGGGAGATTATAGCTTATAGATGTTTTTTCTTCTATAAATAGTTTCCTACCAACAGATTTATATTTGAGATGTATAAATCTACATTTATGGACCAGAAAATTATAGATGAGATAAGGGACCTTCGGCTGCAGAAGGTCCCTATCAGGAAAATAGCCTCCATGATGGGATCTAAATATCCCAGGGCCATTGTGACAGAAGCAGGAAATGTAAGGAATATTTGCCCATCAGATGTCTTAAAGATATGTGAGAAGTTATCAAAAGACGGACAATTGCCTCCTTCCAGGGCTTTAGCCTTCCATGATAACATTATCCGACACTGCAAAAGGAAAAGGATATAAGCTATAAATCCTGCATTTCCATAGGTGTTATTATGGTAAGGTTATTTGCCAAGAATGAAAGTAACCTTGATGAGGCTTTACATAGTGTTGGAGGAGCCCTCAAGGTAATCCAGGGACTATCAGATATGACTTTGCATTTTGCCAAAGTGGTAGTTACTACTGCTGGCTCAAGGGTCAAATTGAATGCCACATCTGTTATTGCCTACAATTTGTATATTGTAGCCAACAATGATTATATATATGTGGGGGATTCTTCAGTTAGCTCCTCAAATGGCTTCACTTTGTCGAATAAATCTATATTAAACCTGTTTGCTGGCCCTGTTGATCTATCTCAAATATATATAGATGCCGATACTAATGGGGACAGTGTCAATATCGTCTATATGTCAGGGTGATCTAACAATGATCCAGGGGCATAGGCAGAAGTCATATGCCTATGTATCCTGTCTTAATTGTGAGAGCCTGATAGATGTTAGAGAGGGCAGATTGACCTGTCGGTCCTGCAGGGAGGCCCAAAAGGTAGCATTAGTAAAAAGGTATATAAAGGAGAACAACTTAACAGACGAAAGCTATATAGCTTATTTGATGAGGAACTGGTAGAGGTGATAAGATGGATGTAAAAATGCTTATAGGAATTTGCATGGTATTTATACTGGCTACAGTCCCTTTTGGGAGTGCATTACAGGAGGGATTTGTAGAAGATAGCCTTATGATTAATGTGACAGTCGACCCTGCTATAGACATAATGCATAAGGATGCTTATGAGAGGGTGGTAGCCCCTGGAGATGAGCTAATATTCTTCTATTCAGTCCAAAACAAGGGTGACACCAATCTCAAAAATCTTAAGGTAGTTGATAGCATTTTTGGTCCTATTAAGATTCCCTTTACCAAATTGATACCCATGCAAATGACGACAGGTACATTTAGATATGTAGTCCCTACTTATATTGGCAATATGACGGTGCTGTCTCATAATGTAACTGCAACTGCCCAGGTAGCTCAGCCAACTAAGGGGACCTATCCGAAGCTTAAGCTTGAGGTTACAGTTCAGGACACCAATAATATAGCAAGTTGCCGAAGGCCGTAAATATGAAAAAGAAAGTGTTTCATAGCTCAGTTACCCCTGAGCTTAAATTTCATGGTTCAGGGCCGGATAACAAGGTTACATTTTATCAAATGATGATGTATGACATCAAGCAATTCTTGTCTTCCGATCCTTCGGTTATCAATCGGTTTGTCCTTTATGATCTTATGGAAAAACTTGATCCTGAGCTTAAGACAGCCCTAACCATGATTTCTTATATTGTCTCAAATTCATATGTAGGCCCCAGGATAAAGCAACCTCCTGAGGAATTTCAGAAGATCATGGAATATAAGCCGTCTAATCCCGAATTTATAGATCAAGTAGATGCTATCCTATCTGAAATGGGATTCTCTGCCAGGCTTCCGGCTTTGGTCAGGATGTTAATCAGGGACGGGGATGTCTATTATAGGATTCACAGGGATGGGAAGGCTATAACCAAATTAGAGCTTCTTCCTGCAGGGGCAGTTACCATTATGGACAGCTCCTTCAAGGCTAACCCTGAAGATGCTGGCTATGTTATTAGGTCAGAGGATGAGTTTTACCTTAATGAGACTCTGACCCCACAGACTCCAGGGGCCTCTCAAGAAATTCCTACCCCCAGGGCCCCTCTATATGGCAAGCTCCCAGGGGTATCTGGGTCTAATGCCATTGCTTCATATGTCGGTCAGGCTATGACGACCCTGCCAAAAGAAGAAGTCCTTCATTTTGCCTATGAGAAAGAAGGCCATGCCTGCAGGGACATTTTGAATAGAAATACCTTCGGAGTTTATGGATTTTCCCCTCTTGAAACTCTAATCTTCACTCTAAAGCTAAAAATGGCTATAACTCTTGATTATATGCTGTATTCCAGAACAGGCCTCCCCAGATGGGACTTTACCATAGATCTATCTGAGGTCATGAATCTGGAGAACTACGTAGGGGATTATGAGACAAGGCTAAAGGATGCTCGGAATAATGCCAGGGAGATATTCTCTGAATTTGAAAGGCAGTTATATTATATTGAAACTGATCATAACTCCCCTCATTATGGGCAAAATGTCCCCCTGGAGGCCGATCATGCCTTCATTCATGGCTCAGACGTGAACGTAGATCAGAAAGGAGGTAGGCCTGCAGCAACCCAGTATTTGGAAGTTATTAAGAAATGTGATATGTCCATCTGTTCAGTTTTGGGAGTCCCTATCTCTCTCTTCGGCTATGAGTCTGGGACATATGCCATAGGGTACATTACCAGGGCTTTCATGCTTTCTTTCGGTGGTGGCCTGCTAAGATCCATAGAAAATGATATGAAAAGCTTCTTGATCGAGGAGTTCAAGAGGAGAAAAATTAAATTTTCACCACAGGACTTTGACAAATTGGAGTTTGAGTATTATGTGGACGACTCTGATTCTATCTCCCTCCATGCCGAATTAGAGAAGGCCAGGCTCAATATTGCCGTGCAGGGGTACGTAAATGGCATCCTATCAAAGAATGAGGCCAGGGCCAGGGTAGGCTATGAAGAGGTAGAAGGTGGAGATGAATTTAGGGATGTACCTCCTATGAACAATGCTCAAATAGGCTCCGAGACTGGAGGGCTTAACCCCGAAGGAGCAGGGCTCCCGACAGATGGAGGTACATTGTCGGGGATGCAAAAGAATCAGAGCAGGTCAGTTTTGTATAAGCATTCTTTACCATTAGATGAGCAACAGTCTGAAGCATCCATCAAAAAGATATATGAGGATTCTATAAGAAAGCTATTTGAAGAATTAGCCTCGGAGATAGATAAGCTTGACTGAACTCTATTATGGCCTGGATAAGGTAGCCTGGAAGAAATACAAAGAGAAGGGCATCCTCCCTAAGCATGGCTATACTGACCCCCTGGAGGCCAAAAGTAAGGCCTTAGGGGGCCTGGTAGCCGTTAAAAACGGCAAAGTTTATGCTGAGATACCTTTTGCTTCCCTCCCTACTTACGATGCCGTGTTCCTCGATACATTGAAGGCCAGGGCTAAGTCTATGGCCCTCTGGGAGAAGGCAAGCCCCAAAATATTCTCCAAGGTTAGAAAGAACCTCGACCTGGCTATTACCTCCCAAATTGGAGAAGCCATTATCAAAGATTTCTATTCGGGTGATCAAGCTGCCCAGAGGGAAGCTATGAAAAAATTTGGAAAAGAGGCCATCGAGATAGGTATGCCCAAAAGGACAGTAGTAGAAAAAGCCTTAGCCGATAGGATTCAACCCATCTCTGAGTGGAATACTGCCCTGGCTGACACTCTTCAAGAGAAGCTTACCCAGGCCGTTAGGGAGGGAGCCCAGCCGTCTCAATTAAAAAACATGGTCGTAGAGATGGCCCCAAAGTTCTTAACTGAAGAGTCTGTAACTATCCAGAGGCCAGGGAAGAAAGCCTTTTCGATGAATACCAGGGATTATACCGATCTATTAGCCAGAACTCTCCCATTTTCAGCCAGGAACGAAGGTTACTTATCCCGAATGAAACAGTATGAGGATATGTACGAAGGATGGATATCTATTTGCCCAGACGATGAGAGAAGCTGTGAATACTGTTTACAGAAAATGCAAGAATCAGAAGCAAAACCTTTCAATTGGGGAGACGAAATGCCACCATATCATCCAAATTGCTTTATAGCAGGCACAAAAGTTCATTCAATTGGGGACATATTGGCCGGATGGAGAGGCTATTATAAGGGGCCGGTTATAAAGATGTCATTCTCAGACAAGACAAGTTTAACCGTTACTCCTAATCAGCCTATTTTGACCCCCCAAGGCTTTGTGGTTGCATATTTGATAGAATCAGGGAACACTGTTCTATCTTATAACACAGATGATTATAAATTAGCAGAAGATCTATTCAAAATGGGGGAGATAATAGGAATAGTTGAAGCTGGAAAGACATTCTTTTATGGAGATGGTGAATATATAGATGGAGCAATAGATATAGCAAGGTACTGCCCAGGGTGCAGCAATACAACTGAGCCAACTTTCGGCAGCAAGAGAGTTACTGAAGCAAAATCAATTTCATATTCAGGATTTATATATGATTTTGAAAGTATCTCAGGAAAGTTAGTCTGTAATGGGATAGTTATCTCAAATTGCCGTTGTAGGCCTGAAGCAAAAGCAAAAGGATAAATATATAAACTGTGATCAGTAAAAGAGGTAATAAAAATGCCATATCCAAATTATCACTCTGCAAGGGTTAGGGACCCAGGTGATTTTGAGGAAGACAGTTTTAGGACCAAGGAGCTTCCCGATTCAAAAGGCATTATGATAATTATAGGGAAGCTTAAAGGTGAAGATACTACGACAGTTCAAGCTTATAGGTTCCCAGTCGAAAATTATACCGAAGAGGAAGCTAAAAAATGGCTTGAAGACAATGATGTCAAGGATTACTCCTTTGAAGCTGCTAAAAAACCTGAAACTTCCTCTATCACTTCCCCCATCAAGCATGATTATCAACCAATTAGAGTTAAGGCTGTAGCCACAAAAGAGGGTGTATGGAGGGGAGTTTATAGGCCCAAAGAGCTGTTGAAGACCTCAGCAAAATGGCTTAAGGGAATTCCCGTCACTTTGAATCATCCTCAGGATGGATTTGTCGACTCGGATGTAGCTATTGGTCAGGTGATAGATGTAGAATACGACGATCAGGGAGCTAAAGCTATTGTTGATTTTGAGCTTTACCCAGAAAAATGTCCTCCTGAGCTATTAAAGAAGATAGAATCAGGGGAACCAATTGATGTTTCAACTGGATTTTTTGCCATTCAGGAGGATTCTCCTGGCAAGTGGAATGATCAGGATTATTCTCAAATTGAAAAAACTTTATTCTTCGATCATTTAGCAATTGTGCCTCATGGTACATGTTCAGCTAAAGATGGTTGTGGAATAGGAGTTCAAACTAGACCCATAAGTTTAAATGCTACCTCTAAAAGAGGAATAAATATGACTGAAATGAATATTAAGGACACTCAAAGCTCTGGGGATTTTTCTGGAGGGACTTCTACATCTGGAAGTTCTAATCAGATAACTCCCCAGGATTTGACCGTCAATTCAGATGAAAAGACGACTATAACGAATGTAACTTTTCATCAAGCTGAGCCTATGGAATATGTTCCTGCCCCCGTCCAAATTCCTCTGCTGGAGGGGATTGATGTAGGGCCTGATGGAGTTGTTCCTAAATTTGGAGTCACTGACGACCCAGAAGCTGCTAAAGAGGCAATTTTGAAAGTCGTTACTGAAATTGTAGCTGCTAAAGATTTGGAAATTCAGAAGCTCAAGGAACAGCTCGAAGGGGTTGAAAATACTGTTAGAGAGGAACATATGGCTGTAATTAGGAGCTATGGATTCTCTGATGAAGAGCTGAAGCCCTATGAGCAGATGCCCATAGAACAGCTTAAGGCAGTATCTACTCATATGGCAAAGCTGAAGGTTCAGGATGAAAAGACAAAATTCACAATGCCAAATACTGTACCTAATGAACCTACAAAAGAAGATATTAATGTTGCTTATGAACGAAAATTAGGAAGAAAGAGGTAAGAAAATGTCACTTGTTGGTGAAGTTGCCGGCGACATGTCGGTTTTGCCTGGTATAACCTGCTGGTTGTACGAAGGTACTGTCACCAGGGCACTCGGAGAGAGCAGAACAGGCCTAAGTATGGTTACTGTAACCAGAACTGCTCCTATCCAGCCTGGCGATATGGTAATGCTTTATGATGATGCTGCATTTACATACTCTGCACTGCAGGGCCTCCCGATTGTAAAGAAGGTTGCAGGGACAGGGAGCTTTTATGTGGGAGAGGTTCTCTCTCAGCCTGATAGGGCCCCAAATATCCCTGCCGATGATACCCCAGTTACAACCATAGCTAACCAGATAGCCCAGGGGCTCCTGAGGAAGGCAACAGTAGAGTTTAATGGCCTATTGAAGACAAAGCTTGCAGAAGCATCTGCAGGGTCTGGAGAAGTAATTACCGTAGGGGACGAAGCTACAATAGGATATGATGTCTCCGATGGAAAATATAAGTATGTAGCCTCAGGCGGCGTAGGGGCTGTACCTTTTCACCACGTTGCAGCAAGCACTACAGCCAAGGTTTTGCTTGGTATCGGCATGACCAAGCTAAAGGTGGTGGCTTAAAATGACTAAAATAGTTCTTCCAAATGAACAGTATCTACAAAAGGACTTCGTAGAAGCTAAGATAGTTTCCATTATGGAGCCTGAGCTTGAGTGGATGTCCTTTATGCCTAAGGTCCAGGCCGATTCTAAGGCTGTATGGGCCACGAGAGAGCCGACATCTGCAGCCTCCGATACTGCAAGAAGGGCTCCCAGGGCCAGGACTGCAGGAGCTAAGTTTGTCAAGGTTGGCGTTACCAATCTTGAAGAGATCTCTACAACTATGGCCTCCTATGGCCTGGAGATCAGGATTGACGAAGATGCCATCAGATACGCCGAAGGCATTGATATGATCGACAGGTCTTATAGGCGTGCTGCCTACTGGCTTGCCAATGACATCAATACCAAGATCGGAGCTGGTCTTATTTCAGGTGTAGCCTCTGCTGCAGGTGGGAAGTTTGCCACAAAAACAACCCCTGCATGGTCGGTTGATGGTGCTGATCCTGTTGGGGATCTTCAGCTCCTGGTGGCTGATATGGAAAAGGATGAGTATCCATATGAGCTTACAGATGTCTATCTGCATAGGGATAACTATGATGAACTCCTGAAGTATCTTATGACTCTCGACGTTGTTAAGGGCGAGAGGGAGACTATCTGGGGTATGCCCAACTTCAAGACTCCGACGGTGGAGCTTCCTGTTCTGGGAGTGAATGTGCATAGGATGAGAAGGGGGACAGTAGAGGGTTCAGTTCTTGGACTGGATGCCAGGTTTAGCCCTGCAACGTATTACTATTCAAGGAACCCGAAATATCCCCAGGCAGAGGAGAATTCTCTGGGCTTCCATCTGAATACCTATGTGGACAATGATACACACGATACCGTCTTCCAAATGTGGCTTGAGTATGCTATACTCGTGAAAGAGCCTTATGCAGGAATTTATTCGGCTACAGGAGTTTAAAACTCCTGCAGCTCCCTAATAGGTGGTTAGAATGGATTACAAGACGATATTAAAGCCTTTAGGGATTAGGAGAGTGCTCCCTATAGGGAAAAGGCTCTATGCCAAAACTTTCTCTCTGATCAATGGGGCAAAGCCAATTGTATTTAGGCAGGATACCAAAGCTGTTGCCATAGGGACTGAGTTAGCTCCATTTACACTTACTCACGGTGGCACTTTTATTGTAAACAGCAAAACAATGACTGCCCAGGGTACGGCAGGTACTCATGTAAGTGGTGCAAGTCCGGCAACAGATATAACTGGCCTTACAACTCCCAACTTTAAGATATCTGCAGATGGCGATCCTGAGTTTCATACTGTAACTTTAACAACTACTGATAACGATACTGGAGCAGAGATAGCTGCAGAAATGCAAACCAAAATTAGGGCTATTGGTGGTGTATATGCAGCAATTACAGTAGCATATACTACAGTCTATACCATCACCTCAGGCACAAAGGGCACAGGTTCTAAGATCAGGATAGCAGATGGAGACGAAAATAATGTAGCTGACGATCTTAAAATCGGCACTGCTAACGGTGGCACCAATAACGACGGCACCGGCAACGTCGTCAATCTTGCAGCCGTAACTATTCCAGAAATGATAGCTATGGCACAGGCAGCAGAGCTTACTGCTGTTGTTTTATCTGACTCAGGTGGTAAACTGAAGCTTGAAACTGTTGCAGTAGGCAAAGATGCCTCTCTTGTTGTGGGAGCAGGTACACTGAATACAGCTTTGGGATTCTCTTCAGGCACCACTTACGGAGCCCAGGGCTTTTACGGGAAAGATATGCCCAATACCAGTTATAAGGTATTTGGCCCTGCAGGGGAACTCTTAACAGTATCGGATAAAACAACCTCAGGGTTCACTGCAACTCATGACTCTACTGAAGACATAGACGTTATCGTTATAGCAGGGTAAAAACTTACCCTGCTGAGGCTTTATGAGTAAGAAGAGAGAGATTGTCCCTATAGCTTGCCCTGACATAGATGTGGCAAAATTGGAAGGCTTAATTGATCTATTAGTCCTAAAAGGAGTCTTTTCAGAGAACGAATTGACACAGACTGCTAACATATATTCATCATATGTTAATGCCATTATAGATCTTTTGGTCTTAAAGGGTATCATAAAGCCCTACGAATTAGATATCTGTGTCAAGGCCTATCATGACTTCCTGCAGGCCCAGGCAGCCAATCCAACTATTCCCCCCACAGTTCTATTTCAGCAGAGGAGAAATTACGAAGCTGAGTTAATAGAAGTGAGAAGGAAGTTGGAAAATGGTTAATATCTATTTTTTATATTGTTCTAATGACTCGGTTCCTGATGGCTGGACGGAAATCTCTTCTTCTTATCAAGGCCGTCTTATAAAAATAGCTCAATCAAGCCTTTTGACTACTGCAGGATCGGATACCCATACTCATACTGTAACTACGAAGTGTACCCTGGCTAGTGGAGGATCTTCAGCTTCAGCAGCAACAGGAGGTACGACTACAGCTTTACCTGTTGGTAATCATACTCATTCAGCAGATGCTTATACTCATTCTATAGCCAATGGCTCAAGCTTCCCAGCATATAAAAATTATAGAATGATATATAAAGATGCTGCTAATTTTAATGGATCGTTACCTGCTGGTGTTGCTTGCATCAGAGGCTCTTTACCGGCTTCAGGCTGGGCCTGGGATGAAAATTCAAATTGTTTTATTAGAACTTCCTCCGAGTACGGGACCACAGGAGGGGCAGATTCACATTCTCATCAATATAGTGGTGGTTGGGCTGCAGCTACTCCATCGTCAGCTTATAAGACTACTTCAGGGACCCCTACGTGGACAGCATGTTTTTATGGCTCTCATACTCATGGGAATAGCACTACTAGGATTACTTTTGATATGTCTTCAGTAGCCCATACCTATAAATTTTGGGGAGGAGGAGTTTGTAAAACTTCAAGTAGTGTTTCAACTCTGCCATCTGGCTCCTATTGCTTCTTCGATGGGACTCCCCCCTCTGGATGGACTACCATTAGCAGCTCCTATAATGGATTTTTTGTCAAAAATCTTTCTGCCAGAACGATAACAACTGGTGGCACAGATGCAACTCATACTCATACTGTAGGTAATTCAGTTGCAGGGGCAATAAGTTCAAATGCAACCGTTAAACAAGGATCGAGTAGTATAGTGCTTAAAAATCATACTCATGCAACAACTGGAGGAGCCTTTTCAAGTGTTTTGCCTACTCCATCTAATGTGACCTTTTTAATTGCATCTAATGATAGTGATATTTCTGCAGTTACTACCCGTACCAAGACATATACGATTGATACCTTGATTGCCAGGGCCAATAATACTAAAACATATACTGCAGATACATTAGTCCAAAAGCAAGGCTTGACAAAGACATATAACTTAGATTCTCTCCTTAAAAAGGCTGGTTTAACAAAGTCTTTAAATGCAGATATCCTCCTCCAGAAGACTCAATCCAAGACCTGGGCCATAGATGCCCTGCTCCAGGCCACCAAAGCACAGGGCTATTCTATAGATGTTTTGGTTACACTCCCAATAGCAACTAAGAGTCAAACATATACAATTGATTTATTAATGGCCCTGAGAAAAGAAAAGATATATATTCTTGACGTTTTATTAAAAAACACTTTAAGTAAAGGCTATGCCCTTGATTTGCTTGCCAAAAAGACCCTCTCTAAATCTTATGTCATAGACATGCTGAGCCGTAAGACGGTAAGCAAAAGTTTTGATATAGATTCCCTTGTCAAAGGTACATTATCAAAAACGTATGCAGTTGATACATTTATTCAAAAAAGCCTTTCCAAAACCTATAACTTAGATTCTCTGATAAAGATTATTCAACAAAAAACATATTCTCAGGATGTTCTTATTGCTAATAGAAGTTTAAAAACTTATAATATAGATTTATTGTTAAATAAAACAGCTTCATATTCTTTTTCTGTTGATACACTTCTCAAGAAGATGGGGCTTTCTAAGACTTATGTCATGGGCATGACAATTTCTTCTTCCTTGAAGAAGGCTTATGATTTAGATATGCTAATTCAAAAAACAGTCGGGAAACCTTATACTTTAGACCTACTTTTGGCAAAAAGTTTGACCAAAACCTACAATATTGATGTATTATTGTCAAAATCTCACGATAAGACCTATATTATAAATACTTTATTGCAGAGAACCATCACAAAGACATATTCTATAGATACACTTTTACAAAAGACATCTACAAAAACATATAGTATAGATCTTTTGGCTGTTGCTACAAAACAATTTATATACTCTATGGATTCTTTAGTTAAAAAACAATTCAGTCAAACTTACGATATAGACTTGATGCTTTCAAAGAGTCTTACTTATGGATATTCTATGGATACCTTAATCGGTAAGACAAACTCATATAACTACAATTTAGATGCAATATTCGTATCTCAAAAATATTATTCTTATACATTAGATGTTATACTTAGTGGGGCAAAGGTATGCCCCTATACGATGGATGTTTTTATTCAAAATACAAATCGTTTAGGATATTATATTGATGTCATTATTGTAACTCTTGAATCTATAAGTTATAGGGCAAGAAGGCTTATTAGAATGGATCATATATCTGAGCCCGTCACCCCTAATATAGAATTCACTCCATTTAAATATGATCCAAGGCCAATTGAAAAGAGAGAAATTAGAGAAGTCATTAAGGAGCCGGTTACTCCGAATGTAGAATATCAACCATTTGTACCCGATCCGAATATTCAAGGACCTAAAAGGGATCTAAAAGCTGTGCTTTCATCCTAAAGCTAAAGCATATATATTAAGTCGTCTTCCAATAACTTTGGAGCTGAACTATGGCCGATGCTGAAATTCTACATGCCTTAGAAAAGGCAGCAGATGTAATCCATAATGAAGCTATCAGATTAGTTCAGGAGGGAGCTATCCCTCCCCCATTGAAGCCCCAGACTGTCAAAAGAAAGGGATCTTCAAAGACTCTTATTGATGAGGGGTGGTTATTGGGGGCTCTGCAGGAAAAGACGAAAATTTCATCTGAAGGTGATAGAATTACTGCCGAATTTGGGATCTTCGACCCAGATATAGCAGCATATGCAATAGTTCACGAATATGGTTCTCCTCCGGTTGGCGAAGAACAACTATTAGGAGGGGCAGGTCAGAGAATCCCCACAAGGTCTTTCCTTCGTAGAGCTTATGACTCTAAAATAGACGAAGCTGAAAGGGTTTTAGAGGATGGAGTCTCTGAATATATGAAAAAAGTGTTTCAAAGGTGAAAAAAGATGGCAGCAACAATGAGTATAGAAGAGGGAAATGGAGGAACACCGACTTGGACAGCTATTACTACAGGCAGATATTGTACATCTGATGTATATAACCCAGGTTCTTCTCATCCCTGTGTCGTTCCTCCTACAGGACAGCTTTATTATTCCTATTGGAAGAGCCACAGATTGGCATGGACTGGAATAGGGACTCAGATATCTAATATCAAGTGGTATGGCCCTGGTGGGGATATTGGGTCACTCTGGGGCCTGGGGACAGATGGGGATGTAAAGATTGGTATTAAAGGCTCTGCTCCTCATGGATGCCCAGACGGACAATATGATCAGGCTACAGGGACCACTGATACTACAGGGGACTACATGGATGATGGCACCAATGGACATGCCTACTATAAGGGTGCTGCTGGAGATGTCGTTAGCATTGACAGTTACACTTCAGCATCTCCTCTGCTGGTAGACAATAATGTATATACCACTGATTCTCATTCTTATCACGTAGTTACTCAAGTAGTCATTGATGACGATGCAACACAGGGCGACAAGTCGGATAAGACATTTACCTTTGTGTATGATGAGATATGAGGCAAGAGATAGTGAATCCAGAGGGGGCAGACGGGCCTGCTCCCTTACAACTTTTTTGGGCCCTGGAGGACAAAGAAGGAGAGGTAGCTGTCCAATATGACCTTGATACTGGAGAGGAGAGAAAAATACCAACTGCAAAGCCTCATGACTGGGCTTCAATAGCATGGGTTCCTTTCAGAGATCCCGATTTAGTTAATAGAATAAATTATGAACAAAATAAATTGCAGAACCCTACGTATGTAGATCTTTCTCCACTGCCTTTTATCCAAATAATACCAAAGGCAGGAGAACTATCAAGGGTTACCAGGAGGGGATATTTAGAATATTTTTCCTATTACCAATGTTCAGCCTGTGATACGACATTTAAATGGAAAAAAGAAGATGATGACATTGTGCCAGTTTGCCCCAATTGTGGGATGACTAATACCTGGGCTTGTGATATTCATGGAGAGGTATCTCCCATTCATCTTGAAAATGGAGAGAATAGATGCCCACATTGTGAAAAAACAGGTATCCCCAGAGGTTGCAGAAAGATTAGGAACTTGGTTCAAAAAGATGGGGTTAGCCAGAGGAGGCATTATGTGGCAGTAATAGAAGACAAGATCGAGATTGAAATTGGAGACGATAGGATAATCATAAGATCTCTTTGAGGCTTTAAATGGCTACTAAGCTATATGTATGGTGGGGATCTTCAAATGATCCCCCCTCTCCCTGGGCAAAGGAGAGTAATTATAATGGCAAATATGTGAGATTTGTCTCCGATCCGTCGAGTGCATTAACTACAGGTGGATCGGCCACCCATACCCATAGCTTAGGGACAGGCCATACTATAAATAATGCTGGAGATTATGGGAACCTTAATAGTGGCTCAGCTCAACCCAGAAAATCATGGGCCAGTTATGGGCATAATCATGCTATAGGGACTATTGCTATTTCTTCGGCTGATAATGCTCCTTCATACTATACTGTCTCACTTATCTCTATGGATTTAGCAACTTTCTTTTCATCCCATAGGAAGATCCCTAAAGACTCAATCGTAGCCTCTACAGCAGATATATCAGGGGATGGTTTGAGTAAAATTGCCAACAATAGGTTAATTAAGCTTGGTTCCTCCCCTGCCTCAACTGGAGGCTCAAATTCTCACTCCCATTCTTTTTCAGGCTCATTATCTTCTTATAGTGATACATATACTTATGCTGACTGGGGATCATATGAAGCTCTGGCAACGGCTCAGCATTCTCATGCATTGACAGGGCTTAGCCTTGAAAGCAAATCATCCCTCCCTGCCAGGATACAAACCAGGCTTTTTAGGGTTACTGCCGACTATACAGACAAGATCCCTGCTAATGCTGTTATGTTTGTAGATGGAAGTATTACAGGTTATACTGATAAGTTAGAAATTATCACTGCCTGGAATAATAGGATGATAGAGGCAGCAGATAGTGATCCTACAGATGTCGGCTCAGATAGTCATAATCATGGCTCATCTGTCTCAGGGAATACAGATACTGTTGGAGGTTCAGCTACAAAATGTAAAAATTATGCTGCTGAAACCGAGGCCATGAGTTATGGTCATGTTCATTCTGTAACCATTAATCTTAGTACAACTGACGTTAGCCTTTTGCCTCCATATGTGAATTTAGTTCCTGTTAAGGTAAAATCTGACATTATCCCATCATTTACGGGTACAAAATCTATTACTATGGATGTTTTAGTCCAAAAGACAGTCTCTAAGTCCTATGGCATGGGGATGAAATTAAATCCATCAGGCCTATCAACAAAAACTAAGACCTATATAATGGATTCACTATTAGCCAAAAAGTCCATTGTCTCTTATCGTATGTCTCTGGCTCCTCTTTTTAAGAAGAAAAAGGATTATAATATGGGGTTGAGAATAGTTTTGTTGGATGTAATTCCCAGGGCAAAAGTAATAGATGTCCTGCAGGACTCTTGGATTATACAGTACAATAAGCTCCTCCAGACTATTGAGGCCTCCAGATATGGCCTAACCCTTGATGGAGCCTCAAGCTATGATTTGGATAGAAAATTTGGCAGAGCTTTCAACTTGCCCAGGGACCCAGGGGAGAATGACACCAATTATAGGGAGAGGATTAAGGCTTATACCTCTTCAATCGTAGGATGTGGCACTAAACCAGTTCTGCTATCTTTACTAAATGCTGTAACTTTAGGAGAAAATGCAAGGATAGATGTATATCCAGGGCTGATAAGAGTTTATTTTGATAATGATTTTCAATGTTCCCAGGCCGTGGTAAAACGGGATGCAATAGAGAAGATATTGAATACTGCCGTAGCTGCAGGGGTTCAATGGATGCTTTATTTCCCGTATAAGCACTACCAAATGGATTTATTATTAAAGAAATTGGATATTACTAAAACTTATTCGATGGATTCTTTAGTCCAAAAGAGAGGGTTATCTGGAAGCTTTTCGATGGACCTTGAACTGGTATTCCAAATGATTAAGAGCTATCATATGGATACATTTATATTAAAGACCTGCTCCAGAGCCTTTACCCTTGATACCCTGCTGCAGAAGAGGGGGGCGACCCAGAGCTTTGATTTGAAGATGTTATTGAAGGCTATTAAGGGAGCACCTTATGATATGGATACTCTCATTAAAAAGACCTGCAAATCCTCATTTACTGCAGATACAATGGTTTTAAAGACCCTTGTTAAGGGATATGCCTTAGACACTTTGGTCAAAAATACTGAGTACAAATTTTATAATTTGGCCTGTATATTGAAAAAACAAGATTCCTGTCCTTATGGTATGGGCCTGGTGATTGTCAATGAGTAGCGTTGTTCTCGTTTCAGTTTTGGGGCCTCCAAGGTTGTTATGTGGTACTCATGACTTTGATGCTCCGATTATGCAAGAATGGTTTAATACTGTTCCAAGACAATTCCCAGGCTATATCTGCAACAGGATCAAGCATTTTTATGCTGACACATTTTTGGCTATCTCTCATGGCCCAGATACGGCTTATGTGCTTATCACTCATGATAACGGCCACAATTGGGCCATAGCAAAGACCTTTTCAGGCTCTCAACTGTTAACCTTAGATGTCGGAGCTGGTTATGCATGGATTAGCACCGGCAACGGGGTTTTAAGATCCCCAGATGGCTATGATTGGTCTTTGGTATCTGGCTCTCCTGGAGGCATTAGGAACTTTGTTATCTTCAAAGATGGGAAGATTATGGCTCATGCAGGGAGCAAACTTTGGAGATGCCCAGGGATAGATCAACCCTGGGAAGAGATTCATAGCCCTGTCAGAGGTGGAATATATATCTGGTGGGATACCACTGTTGACCCTGGCTCAGCCTCCTTTGCTATTGCTGGGAATTCTACCAGGATTATAGCCTCTAACGGGCCTACTCTATGGGAGACTCTCAATTTTGGCAATACTTGGACCAAGATTTATACTTGGTCGACCTGGTATATCCCCAGGGAGCTTCATTATACCAGGGGGAATACCTTTGTGCTGAAGCTCAGGAAGCTTGATCCTGGAGTTCCTGAAATTAACAGCATAGAGGTAAGCTCTAATAATTGTCGGGCATTTACTAAGAAATTTGACCAGGATGTAACCTGGGAGCATCAGATTGAATACATTGAGCCTATGGATTTGCTTTTAGTAGGTCATACCAGATATATGACCCCTGATCCCTGGGAAACCTGGCTTGCCAGATATGTACCTGCAATAATGTACTCCGACGGCACTGGGAATACATTTACAGAAGTTGTTTCAGACACTTTTGAGCAGACTTTCTCAATTATTGCTATTAGTGGATGGGGCAGGGAGCCAGGGGCCTACGTCATGGATGCCTTGCTTAAGAAGAAGGGCATAACAAAGCCTTATAACATGGGGATCAAACTTAAAGGGACCCCTAAGGCCCAATATCATATGGATGCCTTTTTGAAAAAAGCTGTCAATAAACCCTATCCAGTTGATGCCTTGGTGAGGAAGACTTGCACAAAATCCTATCCCACAGATGTTTTAATACAGCAAACCAATAAGAAAGACTATTCTATCACAGGCCCCTCTATAGCACTGAGGAAAGAATTCTCTTATAATATGGAGCTTACTATGAAGAGGACGGGTAAGGCCCCCTATAATATAGATTTGCTTTCTAAAAAGACTGTCAAGAAAAGTTACGGAGCTGGCCTTATTATTGTGGGAAATTATATAGAACCACTAAAAAGAGAAATTGCTTTATTATTCCCTCAGCCGTTCGATATGGAGGTTAGTAATGTGAATTATGTATTACGGAAAGACGTAATGGTAAAGGAGGTTGAGAATCATGGATATTAGCAGTATTAGATCAGCTATAAATATATATCAACCTAGTGAATTAAAAGATGAAGTAATCCAATTGGCAATAGATGAAGCCGAAGCCTTAGTCAATGCAAAGGCTGACCCTTCGGCACCGGAAAGCCTCCTTTGGTTGGCAAAACTCAGATTAGCTGCCTATTATGCTTATCTATCTTATAGTGATAGGGTTTTTAATGAACTTCCAGGCACATTTAGCAGAACTGGAGAATGGACACCTATAGGAAGTGCAATATGGAGAGATGTTAGGGATAAATTGGACAAAATGGAGAGAGCAGCTAAAGAGGCTCTCAAGCTTGTGGGGATAGACTTAGAGGAAGACAAAAAGCCCAATAGGGTCCCCGTCTTCGGGATAATACGATAATGTTAACTCAGGATCAGAGAGATAGAATTTATGAATCCATCCCGACTGTATTAGCAGGGGTGGAAGTTACTAAGGTTCATGGAGACGATATAGTAGCTGAGCCTGGACTTCCAAGAATGATACTATCTGTTATAGCTGAAGGGATCAGGGTTCATTATTCCAGGGATAGAATAAAATATAGAAGGACTTTAACGGACGGCTATCTCTCAACTGATTACTGGTATGGGCAGGTGGATAGAGCCTCCTTTTCTATCGTCCTTGAGGCTGAAGATAAAGACGATTTGGGGAATATGGGGAGAGAGCTTTTCCTTTACTTTTGGGAGAGTGAACTGGGCTTAAGTTGGGATAGAGATAGAATGAGACTGGCAAAAGTATTTGAACCTACCTATCTCCCTCAAGTTTATGATAACCGTACTGGCAAAAGCATTTATAGGTTAGTCGTTGATTTTTGGGTAGAATATGAGTTATCGTGGATGGAGAAAGCTCCATTGATAAGAAAGTTTAATTACTTAATACAGAAAGATGAAACAGCAGAGATAAAGCTCTCTCAAGGAGAAAATACTGTTTCATACGGGATGAATTTAGTCATAAAGAAAGGTGATTGAATGAAGTTTACAGTAAGGGGAAGGATTAAAGACCTTCTCATTAGAAAGATGCCGGACGGCTCACCTCAGCTAACCGAGGAAGAGGCAGAGGAATATTACCAAAATGGCTATACTATGGATTCTATTCTATCTTTTGATAAAGAGATAGAAGATCCTATAAAGAAGGAGAAGCCAGTCAAGAAAGAAAAAGATGAACTTGAAGATTTTACATTGAGGTAAGAACATGATATATGGTAATCCGAATAGCTTAGTGGGAATAACACTGGAGCTTAGGCCTATGGGTCCTGTACCTGTCACCATAGGTACGGGAATAGTTGGGATAGTTGGTCCTGCTAATTATGGCCCTATTGAAGCTGTAGGATTGACTTCAGCTTCATTAGTCAAGCCTATGTATGATGCTGGGCCATTGAAGGAAGCCGGAGAGCTTGCTTTTATGCAGGGGGCCCCTAATGTTTATCTCTCCAGGGTTATAGGAGAGGACTATGCAACTGCAACAGCAGAGCTGAATGATTCTCAAACTGTTGGCGTGAAAGTCGGGGATCTTAAGGCTCCTTCTCCTGGAGCCAGAGGCAATGCCCTGTCCTTCAAGATTGAAGATGGAGATTATAATGGGACAGACGTTGAAATATTCCCTGGAGACGGGACTGTTGGCCCATATGCAGTAGCTAGGGATGATTTAGTTGAAGACACTTCAAACAAAGTTAAAGTTGATGGAGTCGAGAAGACAATTATCTATACTGGCACTCCAACTGCAGCACAGGTAAAAGTTGACAAAGTAGTGGGCAGTTTAACCTTTGGGGCTACTGTAGCTGCTAGCTCTCAGATATCTGTTGCTCTAAAGTTCAAAACAAGAAAGATGACAATTTATGACGGGACTCAGGCATATGTGATTAACAATATAAAATCACTTGAGGACCTTCAGGCTAAGCTTGCCCTAACTTCGGTGGCTGTCTTTGAACCTACTCCGAATAAGACTCATCTTCCTAAAGTATATGCAGGAGCAGCCCTTTCTGGTGGCGATGATGGAGATCCAATAACACAGGACGATTGGGAGGCTGCCCTTAACAGGCTGGCTCAGGCAGTTACTCCTACCACTGTAGCCCTGACTGCTGGAGGAACTACAGCAGGGTCTTATAACTTGGTGGCTACTCTGGACGGATGGCTTACCTACATGGCAAACCAGTTCAGGCCGTGTTTAGGCTTCGTTCCTTGTGAGGCTAACGAAGACAAGGCCGATATTATGGACCTTTGTGCTGGCTATAACAACAGGCTCCTCACTATCGTTGCCAATGCCTGGGATACGGTATCTCAAAACATAGCCGTTGCCAGGGCTGCTAAAGAGGCTGCATGTGCTCTTGGAGAATCTGCTGCCAGGTCCTACAATTCAATGAATGGACTGGAAGGCCTATTGCAGATATTCTCTGATGATGACGTTGATACCCTCTCCAGAAATGGAGCCGATGTTATCATCCTCAAGAGGGGCATAAGGCCTTACCTGGGCATCTCAACGGCCACAGACTGGCAGTTTATGAGGTGTGTCGACAATAGGACTATCAACTGGGTTATCCTGGCTGTCAAATATATCACTGATCAGTTCTACCATGAGAGAAGGACTAAGGCGGTTCTAACCAGCCTCAAGGCCTCTATTGCTTCCGTTCTGGATGAACAGGTAGAATTAGGGAACATTAGAGCCTATACTCTGAGTGTTTCAGCCCATCCAATTGATACCGGCAGAGTAGACATAGACCTCCAGATGGAGAACATAGGCCATATTGAGAGGTTCAGAGTCCTCATGCAGGTGGGAGTAATGCCTGGTGGAGGATTCACAGTTTAAGGAGATGATATAAATGTCACTAGTAGTCACTGAGTCTTACGAAATTGAGGCTAAGGACCCTGGAGATATAGTCATAGTGTTCAGGCCCCCTAATGGGCCTACACTTCTCCATTTTCCGGTCAAGTCTCTAACTGTCGATAAGACGATAGACATAACCCCAGAGTACGGCACCGGCAGCCATCTATCTTATCAGCTTACCCCTGGCAAGATAGGCTTCTCAGGCTCCTTTAAGGTCGGGACTTTCGTAGGACACGGCGAAGCCGATGATGTAAGAAATGAGAGGGTCCCTGGAGCTGAAAAAGAATCCTTTGTTAAGATGCTTACTGACCAGGGAGATGAAGGCCTTCCCCTCTATTTCTCTATAGAACTTCATGATCGGAAGAGAACCGAAGAGGGAGAGGGTGGAGAAGCCGATGCCCTGATTGAAAAGTACACCGGCTGTATGCTGTCCGGCGACGGTATAGATGTAGGAGAGCCTGGGACGACAGTAGGAAGGTCGTATCCATTCGTAGCTATGAGAAGGTCCCCGAAGTAAGGGGCCTTCTCCAGGAGGTTTTAAATGTCAGAGAAAAATATTGAGAAGTTGCCAGAGATAACAAAAGAGATGATACTGGCAGGCAAAGACTATACGAAGTTTGTAGAGGTCCCTGGATATGGGGCCAAAATCAAGATCAGAAGCCTTACCGATCTTGAACTTGCAGAGGTGATCAGCCTGGCAAGAAAGAACGGCTGGCTCCAGATGTTTGACCAACTGGCTGCAGGTGGCAGTACATCTAATATATCGGCTATAGCTGATGCCGTTCCTCTAATGGTGGAGATATGCATCAGAGGAGCTATTATAAAGGATGAAAAAGGTGAGCTTAGCCCAGAGGAGAAAAGGGACCTTTTCAATTCATTGACTAAGTTTGCTACTGTCAATGTGGGTGGTGAGATATTCTCTCTGACACTAAAACCCATTGAATCGTTGGAAAATTTTATCAAACCGGAGAAGCAAGCTTAATAAAAGTTACAATTTGGCAAGGATATAAGCTTGCAGGTGGCAACCCTGCAAACTTAACTCCTCTGCAGAGTAACTTTATTGCCCTGTGCTTCAAGGAAAAAATGGAGATGGATATGGCCTTAGCCGGTGCTCGATTAGGTGTTTCACCACAAAGGGCGGCTCCGAATGTAGTTAGAGAAAGGCCTGCCCCTGTTAGCACAGGAGATAGAGAGGGGCCATTTTATGAGACTGCTGGGGGAATTCCTGTCTCAAAGCCGTTCTACAGAAATAAAATTTCTATAGAAGATTACTTAGAGATGAGGAAAAAAGAATATGGGGAGGATCTGAAAGATTATAGACTTGGAGAAGTAATTACCGGAGATAAAAAAGATGCCTGACACCAGATCCCTTACCTATATTTTAGAGCTAATTGATAATGCAACTCAGCCCCTCAAAGAAGCTGCTGGCCTGGCATCTCAATTAAATAATACTGTAACTAATATTTCCGTAGGAGCAGATGTCTCAGGGGCCTCAAAAAGCCTTTCAAACCTGGCTGGGATGGGTGAAGAGGTTGGGAACAAATTATCAAAGGCAGGAGAGCAGGCAGCCCAGGCAGGGCAAAAAATAAAGGAGGTATGGGACCCTGCAACCCAGTCTATCATTACACTAAGGGAAGAGGTTGAAAAGACTGTAACTCAATTTGATAAATTAAAAAATGGCCTGAATGGGATTACCTCTGCCATCGGGCAATATAAGGCTCAATTAGTGGGCATTCAAGTAGCTACTGGTGGCCTATTAACCATGACGGTAAAGGCTGCTGCTGAAGAGGAGAGGTTGGCTGGGGCCGTAACTGCAGTTTTTGGAAACTCATCTGAGAAGGTATTAGAATGGGCTGAAGCTGCAAAACATATTACAGGAGCTACAGAAGAGGAAAGGATGGAGATGGCTCTGCTCTTCAAGGAAATGGGGCAGGGAGCCGATGAATCTATGAAGAGTGCTGAGACAGTAGAAAAATTTTGGAGGAATACTGCTCTCAGGCAGAGGGCTCAGGCTGCAGGGATTACATCTAAAGAGCAGTTGGCTCAAGAGATTAGAATGGCCGAAGTCGGAGGCAGGACTTATGGACTTCGGAGGATTTTCGGAAAAGAGGCTATGGAGGGCATAAGTGAGTATGGAGGAGCTGAGAAAGTTCTATCTCTGATGAATAAAGAGATAGAAAAGACGGGAAAAACGGGGATGGATACTCAGAAGGCTATGGGGGATTTTCATGAAGTAGTTGGGGAGCTGGCTGATGAAATTGGAAAAACTCTCTTGCCTACTGTGACGGCACTATTTCAAGTTTTAACTAAAATAGTTATTGTTTTAAAGGATATCCCAGGGGTCCCTCAAATTATTGCCCTGGGAGCTGCCTTTGCCTTCCTTACTGCAGGGGCAATATTAACTTTTGGCACAATAGCTCACGGAATACTCTCAATTATTGGATTTCTTGAGGCTGTTAAAAAATTATCAATAATGACTAAGATTCATACGGCTATGACTTATGCCTGGGTTGCAGCTCAGGCAGTAGCTAACGGCATTACAAGAGTTTTAACGGCTTCAATAGGCTTCCTTGGAAATGCTTTTAAGGCCCTTAAAGCTGTTATGATGGCTAATCCCTGGATAGCAGCATTTACTATATTGTTGGCAGTAGTCATAGCTTTAGAAGCAAAATTCCACATATTTGAGAAGATTTTTGAAAAATTGAGTAAAATAGATTGGGCAGGAAAGTTAGCCGGTGGGCTTGAGTATATATCAAAGCTCTGGGGAGGGTTCACTGGAAAATTAGGCTCAATAGGCTCAATGGCTAAGCCGATCATGGCCGTAACCATGCCAGGGGTTACCCTCATGGTGGGCCTGCTCAAGCTGATGTTTGATTTGGCAAAGCCCTTTATTGAGGCAGCTACTCCGGCAATCAAATATCTCAAGGATATATATAATATTATAAAAGAGAAATTTGAAGCTACCATTAAGTATCTTCAGGATATAGTTCCTGACTGGTTAAAGTCGATCTTTGAGGCAGTCGGGAATTTCATCACATGGGTAACTGAGAAGATAGGTATATTGCTATCTATTCTTGGTATTAGAGAAAAAACTGCAAAAGAGAAGGAAGAGGAAGCCAAAGTTGCAGAAATGACTCCTGAAGAACGGTTGGCTTATAATAGAACCAGATATGCCATAGAGCAGGCTTCAGGTGGGGAAAGGGGCCTGCCTGCAGTAGGGGCAGGCAACCTATCTGGATGGATCCCTGCCTTTGGAGGTAAGTATGCAACTACCATGTTCAAGTCCTCCAGATATCCAGGAGAGGAGAGATTAGGCAGGGATCTAACCGAAGCCCAATTAATGACAGGAGAATGGACCCCAACAACTGGAGAGTCTGAGTTTAAGGCTTTCATCGATAGCCAAAAGAAGATGCAAGAGGAAGCCCAAAAGCAAGAAGCTGAGGGAGAGAAAGAATATACCTCTATATTTGACAAAATATTAGCAATTGCTCAGGGTATTTGGGATACCATTTCAGAAATATATAATTGGTTTGAGGAAAAATTGTTAGGGGCAATTCAAGGTTTAAGCTCCATATTTGGAGGTGGAGGTGGGGTCCCAGAGTCTCAAATGGAATCTGCTCTTAAAAATAAAATTCAAGAAGAGAGAATAAAAGAAGGACGTACCCCATATACTGAAGAAGAATTGCAGTATTTAGTAGATTATGCTATGGGGAGGGAAGTAGGGGAGAAGCCCAGAAGCTTTACAGATATAGAACTTCAAGGAGCCAGGGAGAAGTATGAGGGGCTCAAGTCTGGCAAAGTCGCCCCTGCAACAACCTCAACAGGGACCAATTTAACAGCCACAGTCAATACAACAACAGGCGAAATTTCAGGAGGGAAAGCTCAAACTCCCGAAGAGGTTAAAGCTTCACTTCGTGTTAACCCTGCAAGTGGCTTGATTGAAACTCCTATAAATCAACCTACAATATATGAACAAATTCGTAACCAGGGGACTTCTACAACAGTTACAACCAATACGGCCCCTCTTATGCCCTTACCTCTACCTAAGGCTCAAACTGGGGGATCAATCGAAAAGACAGGCCTGGCAGTAATCCATGAAGGCGAAGAGGTTGTCTCTCCAGAGGGAGTAAAGGCTATCAGAGGAGGGACTATTCCGTCTATCTTAGAGGGAATAGACAGCCTTGTCTATAGGCTGAATGGGAGGACACTCCAACCCTTGCCATCAACTGCTGAGCCGGTTGTGAATCTGAACTTTTATGCTCCAGTGGTCAAAGTGGATAAAATGTCATCAGAGATAGATTTATATAAGATAAAAAGTGACTTGGTGTCATTCTTGAGAAAAGAGGTTAAATCAGCCATGAAGGGAGGGATGTAATGCTAAGGCATAAGCTCACAATTGCAGGGGAGGATGTTAGTGGATATCTTATTTCTGCCCATATCGAAAAATACGGTGATAAGGATAAGTCAGATGCTAAGGCAGAGTTTGTTTTGGCTAACCTTTACGGGATGTTCACGGGCAAGTGGAAGGACTCAGGAGACGATCAATCCAAAATAGGGCTCATTCTTGAAAATGAGAGATTCAATTGTATAGGTGAGGCAAATATAAGAGGAGAAGGAGAAGAAGATATTACAATTGAATCAAATATAAAACAATATCATGCATTTTGTGGACATGCTACAAAAATAGAGTATGATGATCAGCATGTAACTATCAATGCCAATACATCAGAAGATTTTTTAGAACAAGAGCCTATGCCAGATGGGGTTAGGCCTACTGGTGGCACTGCATATGTAGCTATGCCTCCTGCAGAGATTATTTTAGATGTTATCAAACAGCATAAAGACCCAGTTATTGAAGTTGCTACCCTGAGTAATGAAGAGGCTGCAGCAAAGGATTACCCAGTCCTTAGAACCCAGAGGAGGAACCTCCCTGGCTATGTTCCTCCAATTGGCACCGGAGGAACTGGCACAGGAGGTACTGGAGGCACCGGAGGGACTGGAGGCACTGGAGAGGAGACAGCAGAACCCAGAACATGTAAAGTTTCATGTAGGTACAAAAGGCTGAGTAAATGCTGTGCTTCGGTATCTTGCCCATACAAAGCCCAGGGGACTCTCTGCAAGAGTATCACTTGCCCGTATGATGATGAGAAGGCTAAATATTGTGGCTCTCAATGCCCATATGATACCGATGAATGTCCAGACAAGGCCCCCAATCAAATTCTCAATAAAGCCCTGCAGAAAGCATTATCTGATGTCTCCAGGGCTAAGTTAGCCCTTGAGAATGCTCAGAGGGCCTATAAAGAGGCTAAAACTGCAGAAGGTAAGATTAATGCCTCAGCCGATTATCAAAGGGCTATAGACGACTACAACAAAGCCCAGGAGAAGCTTAAAGAGGCCAAAAAGTTTCAAGAAAAAGCCGTCCCTTCGGCATCTGAGGGGAACCCTGACGATATGGTAAACGTCGATTTTTGGAATCCCCAAATCATTAAGGATCAGGTTCAGGGAGTCAAGGGAGTCAAATATGCTGATGTAATCAGGGCCGTTTGCCAGGCTACAGGGGGCATATTCTTCATTGATAATCAATGTAAGGCTCATTTTGTACCTCCCAACTTTATCCAGGCCACGACTGAGACGGATATGGACATAACGGCTTTAGTGACTAAACAGGCTTTAGGAAAAAATGCTATGGGCCATGCTAACATCGTAGTGGTTTACGGCTCAGGGATTACTGAGCCTGGCAAGTCTCCAGTCGAGAGGGAGAGGCATAAGGTAGTTGGCTTTTTGGCAGAGAACCCAGATAGCATAGCCAGGCATGGCACTATTCAGGCTGCAGAGGTTGACGTTCACTATCTGCCGAAGCAAAGCCAGGTAGAGGAGTTAGCAAAAAATTTAATTGAATATTATAAAGGCGAGGATGATAAAGCTCAAGTATCTGCAATAGGAGTAGACCCTCTTATCTTCCAAAAAGTTAGATGGGTCGTACCTATTGGCCCCCAGATGGATACTGAACAATGCCAATTTGGATCTACTGCTGTTTTGGCTGTTGTTGAGGGAAGAGTTAATAAGGTAACCCTGGACTACTCAACTGAGGGGTGGAAAGTAGATATAGATGTAGCTACAGAAGGATGGGAGATTTGAATGGTTAGCCCAGAGGATTTAAACCAGGAAGGATATGATAATTATTCCGAAGACGTAGAGGATAATGAGAATGCTCAAGGGTACATTAAGGTAACGATTGACGGGCAAAAATTCAAAGTTAATCCCAGACAGATAGAATGGAAGAAAGAATTTAAGACTGTAGAGTTCGACATCCCATATTATAAAAATAAAACTCAGACAATGGGGTCTAAGCTATGGAGAGTCTCAATGACAATAAGGACCCTTAAGAACTCTGAAAGGAGGTTCCTCTGGGATTTAGGGGAGCCTGACGTTCACCCTGGGCCTCATCTCCTGGTAACTGCAGGGGCCACCAATGCCATGTGCGTCTACATGACAAGTAAATCACAGGTTCAGGCTCAGGCTGAGGGAGACAATACCTTCCTATGGACCTTAGAATTTATAGAAGCAAGTGACGCAAATTAGAGGGTTATTATGGCCGATACATTGAGGGAGCTAGTTGCTGCTGAAGTTGAAAGACAGCTCAGATTAAATCTAAGAGTTGAATTGTGCACGGTAATAGATGTCCAAAGACATGCTTTTGAAGACGATACGTTCACCAATACCGTTACTGTGAAAGTGAGGGACAATATTGGCTACTATAAGCCCTGTGCTGAGGTAGACCGGCAAAGGGTGTTTCAGGTCCAGGGGTATATGGGACATCACTATGGGCATCCTGAGCACCCCAGAGTAGGGGATTTGGTATGGGTTCTGTTCTACCAAAACGAGAAGGCTATCATCCTGGGGGCTGCCCCAAATTGGGAGCAGTTGCCGGTATGCCGTCAAAATGATGATGATCAAGTCTATAAGTTCTGCCAGCATAAGCTCCCTACAACTTTTGACGAATGTGGCGACATTGTTGGGCAATTTCCAGAGCCGGATAATCCCGATTGCTTTAAATTCTATGGTAAAGATAGATGTACGATTATGGTAAATGAGTGTCCTCTAGGGGATACTGATAAGCCCTGTCAAACCTGCAAAGATATAGAGGATATAACAAATTTGAGCAAGTCAATCAAGATGTTCTCTAAGGATCATCCTGATCATCCCAATAGGATCAGGTACTCTCATAAGACTGGGAGCTTTATCCAATTTGAGGACGACGGTTCAATCCTCATTAGAGATAGCACTGGCTCCTTTATATGCCTGAGAGGAGAGGAAGGAGGCATATTGATAAAGGACAGGGCTGGGAGCTATATAGCCTTGAATGGCAATGGCACTCTTACCGTTAGAGGAGCACAAAATGGTTCTCATAATCTCCATAATACCTGCTGTAATTGTGGCTGCTGTGATACCTGCAATATGTGTCCTGATGGCTCAGACAGCATGGGAGGGACCTGCACAGACAAGCAAATGAGTGATTAGATGTTTGCCTATAAGGATCAGACTGGTAAAGAGTTCAAATTCAGGCCTGGGGACCTGGCAGAGGAATATAGAGCCTGGGCTCAGGCAAGGGGCCTGGGGGCTCACTATGGGACCTCTGAGGGGGCTCTGAAGGGCTGGGATACCAGGGGTAGGGGCAGAAAGGAGCCAGAGAAGAAGCCAACAGAAAGCCTGAAGGTTGCTCCCCTCGACGACAAAAGATATTTTGGCTTCAAAAGCAAATACGGCAAAGAGCTTAAGAAGAATGTGGACATTAACCTCTTACCCGAAGAATCCAGGCCTATGCTTATCAAGGATATAAACAACCTCCAGGATAGATGTAAAGAGTTAGGCCTACCAGAGCTTAGAGGGGTAATAGTCGACGAAAATAATGTATATCAGGCCACAATGGGAGACGGGATCATTACTATCAACCTCAATACATACCAGCAAGATCCTAAGAAGGAAGCTACCAGGCTGATAACGAGAAATGAAGAGAGGATAAAGGAGCTTGAGAAGAGGATTGAGGAGAACAAAAAGGCTGCAGAAAAGAAAAAGGCAGAGTGGGAGAAGAACAATCCCGACTTGATAGCAAAGGGGGCAACCTTTGAAACTTCTCCAGATGGCCTTTTCGGAAAAATCCCCTATTTAGAAGAGAATACTAAGCTGTGCCAGGAAGAGATAGAGAGGAAGAAGAGGACAAACGAGGCTCTGAAGGCCAGAGGGATAGACGTTCTTAAGAGTAGCTGGAAGCCTGGGGATCCATTAGAGAGGAGGGGGTTCACTGCAGATACCTACTTTAATTTTGAGGATAAGCACAAGATAGTTCTTGATCATGAATTTGGACATCATATCCATCAACAGATGGGAGTAACTGCCCAAAACTGGAAGGCTCCTCCGGTGGAGATAGATATTCATGACATTTTTATAGAAGCCAGGAAATCCGACTCGTTTATTGCCCCTACAAAATACTCAGACAATGGGGACCCCGAAGAATGGTTTGCTGAGTCCTATGCCCTGCACGTCAACGGCAGGGATGATTTAATAGACGAAAGATTACAAAAGTATTTTAAGGAGAAAAAGATATGATAACAGCTCAATGCCCCAATTGTATCTATCTGTATGAGACTACAGAAAAGCTTAGCTGTATGGCTTTTCCTGATGGCATCCCCGTAGAGATTCTTAAGGGGGAGGTCGATCATAGAAAGCCATATAAAGGAGATAATGGTATAACATTCAAGGATGCAAATGAGAATGAATGAATATAAGGGTGGTCAGGGAGAAATACATACCTTCAGACCTGGGGATCTTGCAGGGGAATACGAAGCCTGGGCTAAGTCTAAGGGCATTAAAACCCATTATGGGACCTCTGAGGGAGTTATGAAAGCCTGGGATACCAGGGGTAGGGGCCGAAAGATCGAATATAAACCGGCCAAAACCAGGGAGGAGGCTGAGAAGTTTGCCCTCGATAATTTAATCGACCCCAAAGAAAGGGAAAGGGTAGAGAAATGGAATTCGGGGGAAACGGCTCATCTGCCTCCTGAGAGGGTGCAACAGATTAAGATTATCAGCTATAAGGGCATAGATCCAAAGGTAGCAAATGAGATTAATAAAAATATAGCTAAGAATATAGAATTGGGCTTGCCTCAACCCTCCTCTATCATAGCTACTCAGATGAGAAAAACTCCTAATGTCCTCATGAGTATGGGAACAGATGTCTCCCTAAGAATTAATACACTGTCAATGGGGAATATGGAGAAGATCAAAAAGGGAATTCAAGAAGGGAAGGAACTATATCATGGCAAGGGGCAGGAAATGATGAAGGAACTTGAGCAAAATGTTAACAGTATGACTCCTGCCCAGAAGAAAAAGTTCGATAGCCTGAAGGATGCTATGAAATATTCTCGTGACTTGGTAGGCCATGAGATAGATACAACCCCAGAAAGGATGATAGAAGCAACAATTAATCATGAAATTGCTCACACTTTGGCATATCGTGGCAAGTATGGATATGATACTCCTCAGCATGAAGAGTTTTTAGAGGGCCAGAAGAGAATTGCAGAGGTTACCCTGAATAGTGATTATAGGTATAAGCTCTCATCTTATGGATGCAAAGCCAAAGACACAGGCCTATTCCATTACCCTGTAGACAAAGAGGAGACTTTTGCAGAGCTATATTCGGCTTACCGATTTCATGAGGATGATAATCTACATCCTGAGGCCCTGGCATTCTTCAAGAAATATCTGCCGGAGAGATAATATATGGTGCCAATAGATATTTATGAGATATTAATGGAAGAAATTAAAAAATTATTAGAATCCATAAAAGCAAATAAAGTAAAATCCCATTATGGCACTAGTGAAGGAGTCATGAAGGCCTGGGATACCAGGGGTAGGGGGAAGAAGGAGCAGGAAAAGAAGGGGGAGAGAGAGAAGAGAGAGAAGAAGGAGACAATCAAAAATGCAAAACCAGCTAAAGATATATTAGAAAGTGAGGAAAGTAGAAAGGTTTTATGGGACGTTGTGCAAAAAGCCCATAAAGAGTACGCCAAAGCTGGATATACAGAACAGCAGGATTTAAAGCTAAAGTATTTAGCCAAAGCTCAGGGGTTCGATGCTAAACCTGAAGTTGTTGCAGAAAATGAGTTAAAACAATATGCTGAAGAGAATAAGGTTCCTATCTTATATAGAGGGGTTACTGATCCTAAATATGCAGATGAGTTTAGAGATGGGGAATACTGGGCTGGAAGAGGGCTTATGTGTGATGGAATATATACAGCCTATGATACCCACGGGAAGGATGTAGCTTCCCAATATGCAGGAGACAAAGGGGAAGTCATACAGATGTGTCTTGATAAGGATGCAAAAATTATTGATTATAATGATTTAGAAAAAGAGATGAGTGACTGGATGAGAGGATACTCAGACGAGGCAAAAGATTTTCATACAAAAATAAATGATCTTTTGGCCGATCCTGGGAGATTTGCTGCAGCAAGGGGGTATGATGCCATAAATATAAAAGAGGAATTGATGGTCAATTGGGGGATGATGGTAGTTCTGAATAGGGGTAAAGTTAAGGTGGTAAAATGAATGTAGAATTGAGCAGGGAGATAGCCGGAGTCATGGATGAGCTTAATCTATCTCCTGCAGATAGGCTCAGGCTATTTCTGGAAGTAGAAGAGGCTGAGTCAATAGAGGATCTATCCCCAGAGTTTAGAGAGAAGATCAAAAAGGCCCTTAAGAAAAAGCCAGGGTATAAGGATCATCATGGAAATATCCATTCTTATAGGCCTGGGAACTTAGCCGGAGAGTTTGAGGCCTGGGCAAGGGCCAGGGGGTTTCAGGCCCATTATGGCACCAGTGAGGGAGTTATGAAGGCCTGGGATACCAGGGGCAGAAAGACTGATAAGTACAAAAATGCTCCTCCCATAGCCCTCAAGAACCCAGAGCCAGAGGAGTTTATAAAGGCCAGAGATAGCATCCCTGAGGATAATAAAAGCTATCTGACCCTCTATACTCCTGAACAGTATAAAGAAATGGGAGCAAAATTATATATGACTGAAGATGGAAATGGAGGTTTTGCACTCAAAGGGGATGAGATTCTTAGTGTCTTCACTAAGCCAGGGAGCCACGTAGGGCATAGGATGATGAATGAGGCCGTTAAATTGGGAGGAAAAAGGCTTGACTGCATAGGTGGGAAATTAGTCAATTTTTATAAGCATCATGGTTTTAAAGTGACTGACAGCCTGAAGTGGGATAAAAATTATGCTCCTAAGAACTGGAATTACAAAAAACACGACAGTCCTAAAATTTATTTCATGGAAAGGCCTTAAATACAATGAATGAGGTGATTTAACTATGGCAACTAAAGAGCAGAAAGAAAATCAGTTAAAGGTGGCAGAAGACATCTTTGGATACTCCCCGTGTATGCATTGTAAACATTTTCATGGAGGGGAGGAATACTTTGAAGATCCTTTCGTAAGCTGTGAGGCTTTTCCGAAGGGGATACCTGATGAAATATTTGAGGGAGATAATCTGCATAAAGAGCCATATGAGGGGGATAACGGGATAAGGTTTGAGGAGTCCGAAGAAGAGGATGATGAAGATGGCTGATTTGCTGGTTACAGGTACTTTCGATACTGGAAGGCTTGAATGTAGAAGAGATATAGACTTAGCAGTTGATGCTAGTGGAGATTTAGCCCTTACTCCTGATGATGAAACTACCCTCACTCAAGAGCTTATGTTTTATCTATTCACCCCTAAAAATGAACGTCCAGGCTTGCCCCTGGCAGGATGTATCCTCCCTGAAATTATGCATGATAGGATCACCAAAGATGTTCTAAAAAGAATAAATGGATCTTTATCTAAAGATATAAAAACAATGTTTCCAGACTTTAGAGGAGTCCAAATAGTCTGTAAGGCCGTGCCATCCTCTACCTCTGATGTTTTTTTGACTATTATAATGCCTACTGGTAGGGTTATGAATCTTATAGCTGATTTTGACCAACTAATGAAAAATGCTAAAATAATGGCAGATACTTTCAGGTGGTAACGGTGATAATCCGAAGCATAGCAGAGATCATGGAAGAAATGAAAAATTTCCAGATGTCGAGACATCCCAGACTAACCAATTATGAGGCTAATTCAGTCTTGACTTATATAAATGAAAGTGTCTCGGATCAGATTAGGAAGATCGAGGTTGCCCTACAGCAGGGCCTTGATGCCCTTTCATTATACACTGCCACAGGTAGCGATCTTGATTATCTCGTGAAAGATAGGTTAGTGGAGGGGAGACTCCAGGGGACAAGGGCGACAGGAGAAATAACTTTTGGCAGAAAGACTCCTGCTCCATATGATATAGTCATACCTCAAAGGACCCTTTGCATAGCTCCCTCAGTTTTTGGTTCTGTTGCTTTTGAAACGACAGAAGAGGCTACTCTTCCGACAAATGAGACTCAGGTGGTTGTGAATGCAAAGGCCATAGATGTCGGGGAGAGGGGAAATGTATCCCCCAATATGATTACAATTATGCCTCAGCCGATCCCTGGCATAGACTACGTTTATAATCAATTGGCTTTTGCAGGGGGAGAGGATCAGGAGACAGATGAGGAGCTTAGGAACAGGTATATCTATGCTGGGAGCCTCTCAGGGAAGGCTACAAAGTCCTTGGTCGAGCAGCATATCAAGGACTACCCTGGGGCAAGACAGACTATAGTAACAACCCTGAATGCCGGAGAGATTATGATAATTGTAGACTGCTCCAATACTCAAGAGTCAATAAATAGTGTCTCTAATCTAATCTTAGAGAACATAGCAGCAGGAATACTCTCTATAGGCTGTCTGGCTGCTCAAATCGTGGCTGGAGTAGAAAATCCCTCTTTAAATACCTCTGAAGGAGGCAAGATCTTCATACGTACAAAGGATTATGTAGCAAGCTTAGATAACATAACAGGGACGTATAAGGATCAAAATGATGCTTCTCAAGCCTTCTCTATCACTATTCCGGCAGGGACCCCTGGAGGAGTAGGCTTGCCTGCAACTATGGTAGATAACACCTATGCAAAGGAGATTACCAGTTTGACCTATACAGGGTCCAAATCCTACGACATTTTGATAGGCCTGGGGAACTACCCATATCTATTCAATAGGCCTAAGCCCGTCCCAATTAATATATATGTAAAAATCAAAAAAGAGGCGACCTTTGAAGAAAATCTTGAATGGAATATCGAGCAATCATTGACTGCATGGGCAAGTAGCTTTGAGATAGGGGATGATGTAGAGTATGCCGATATGATCAAATGGGTTTTTAGGGACTATAGGAATCAGACTAAGAACTTTGAGGGCATAGATGACATCGTTACTGCCTATATTGTCGGAAAAGGTACAACAATTAGCTCTTTTGGCTCAAAGCTAATCATAGCCGAAGATGAACGGATAACTTTATCTGCTATAACAGTAGAGAGTACATAGAGGTGAAAAGATGGGAAAGGCTTTAGTTGCATCCAAAGAAATTTGGATAGGGGTAATAACCGTTGCCCTGGGGCTAATAGTCGAGAATACTGGGGTGCAATTCCCCCTAACTCCTGAACAGATTTATGCTACAGGAGTGGCTCTAATGGTTATCATTAGGAGCCTGTTTACTCAAGAGAAGATCGATAGAGTGTTACCTTAAGGAGGTAAAAATATGGTAAAAGTAGTTTGCCCACAATGTGGTACAGTAAGTGAGATTAAAGAGGATCAATCCTCAGATGAATGGCTGGGCTGTGTCCTGCCTAACAGCTTTGAATGGACCTTGCCAGCAGGGAAAATAGAGATGGCTACAGGTACGGTATTTTATATAGATGCCTTCGGAAACAAAATGACAAGAGAGGCCTATATGAATAAGTACAATATTGACCCTGAGGTAGCCTATAAGAACATGAGAGAGAAGTCCAAAAAGCCTATCATAGTTATCGGTGGAAGGTAAGCTATGATAGTAATGCAAGTCAGAGCAGGGCCATTGAGCAGTCTAAAAGAAGACAAGCTTAAAATTGGAGAGGACGTTTATGGGGCCTATTTATACTTTGAAAAAAGGCCCTATAATAGGCTCCATATATGCATCCCTGAAGCGTCTTGCATAAAGCCATCGGATATCATAGAGGCCTTTGAGGATATGAGGAATAAGGCTATGGGATTTGACAAAATAGCCAAAGAAGTATCTGAGGTATCTAATAAACCTCCAAGAAGAGCAAATATTATGGAGGACGAATGCCTATAAAAAGATGCCAGGAAGGAGGTAGACCAGGTTATAAATTTGGGGACAATGGGAAGTGTTATAGCTATCGAAAAGGAGATATGAAGGGAGAGAAGGAGGCTTATGATCGAGCAGCAGCTCAAGGTAGGGCTATCGAAGTGTCAAAAAGAAGTCAAGGAGCTTAAGATAGGAGAAGATCAAAAGGGGCTGTATTTATATTTCAAAAACAGGCCTCATGATCGGTTTTATATCTCCATTTCCAAGATGTCCGAAAGGAAGCCTCTGGAAATTTTGGAGGCTTTTGAGGATATGGAGAGTAACGCCGATGCTTTTAGAGAAATGGCAGAAGAAATATCCGAAATTTTTAATAAAAAAATCAGGTAAGGCTTGAATTAAGCCTTACCAATTTTCTATTTTTGTCTACTGTATAACCAGCAGGGACCACATATATACCATTTTCATCTGAGAGGATTACATCCCTGTTGAGGCTTTCACAGAAATCTAACCAGCCTTCGGGGTCGTCTATGGGGGATGTCAACCGTACAACCTGATCGATCACAAATTGGCCCACCCTATCAATCTCTTCCAGGGTGGCCGGTTTGCCGGTCTTCCAATTAATGACATCAAGCTCGACTGTTGCATTTTCCATTTCAATCCTCAATGTGGATACGAATTCCTCATCTCCAGCAGCATTGTATGAAATATTCATCCCATTTCTTCCATAATAGCTGCCTTCAATCTGCCCAACACTGATCCTCATTTCATTCTTTCCAGCTATATCTTTGGAAGTCCAAGTTCTATGATAATTCCAATAGCTGCCATCCCCTCCTTCCATGATAAACTCCGATACTTGGGAGATTGACTCTGGGGTTTGCACCCCCTCATAGTGATAACTGGATGAGGCATTTCTAAACCCAGTTGCCTCGTTGACCCTGCCCTCGTGGTAACTTGATCCCGATCCTGAGCCCTCTATATCTGTTTTTATATAAACATCTGCATGGGTGCTAATCCCCAGGGAGATGATTGCACAGACAAAACAGATAATAGCCAGGAATAAGGATGCATAGTAATACTTCCCAAAAGTTACCGTCTTTGGCATGGTCATTTCTCCAGCTCTTCCTCGATATCGGTAAATAGTTTATTGGCTTCGGGGACAGATATTTTCATACCTGCCAAAATCTCCGAGGCCTTCATGGATATCAATTTAAGTATCCTGCCCTGCTCAAGTTCAAGGGCTACCTCTTCGGCTGTCATGTTCATAATCCTGGCAATTTTCTGTTCTGGCTTCTCAATCTCATCATACTTAGCAAGCAAAACCAATAGCTGGCCCATTTCTCGGATTGATATATAAACAGTATTTTTTAACCCCCGAAATTGGCAAAAGAGCCAGAAGGCTACGCCTGCAGCAATTAAGAGAAGCCAGGATAGAACCATATAAGATAGGCTTATCTCCATTAGATCACCTTTCATTTCAAAGTAAAAAAAATAGGATGTTTTAGGATATAAAGTTATGCTTGATACTGTTCCTGAATAATCCCAGACTGCTCGATCATCTTAGTGGCCCTTTTGTGATTATCATCTTTAAGATCGATGTCATAAACTATTCTTTTCACCCCTGCATTGATTAACATCTTTACACAGACTATGCAAGGTTGGTGAGTACAATAAAGGGTTGCCCCTTCTATTGGCACTCCATGAATGGCAGCATGAATGATAGCGTTCTGCTCTGCATGTACGGCCCTACAGACTTCGTACATCCTCCCAGCTACATTCTCATCCGTCGATTCCATCATTTTAAGGCAGCCTACATCAAGGCAATGATAGAGCCCCTTAGGGGCTCCATTATATCCGGTGGTCAATATTCTTTTATCCTTAACTAAAACTGCTCCTACATGATGCCTTAGGCACGTTGATCTTTTGGCTACTTGCCTTGCTATATCCATAAAATATTTAGTTTCATCTGGTCGATCCATATTTTCTACCCCCATAAATGAATGCATCCCTGGCAGTCCCAGAAAATTCACAGGCTATTAAGACTTTCATTTACCCACCCATATTTTAATGTCGGGATTGACGGCCCCATCTTTCATTAGCTGATCCTCCCTATATAGCTGCTCATCTATCATCAGGGCAGGGGTGGCAAAGATTAGGATACCCCTCTTAAGAAGCATAGCCTTATACTTTCCACTGCCACGGCCCTCTAGGTTGGCTTTTGTGTATTTCACCTCCAGATTATCAAGATACTGCTCAAGTATCTTGCACTTCGGGCAGTTTTTGGTTCTGAATAGAATTATATTCATAGCATCCTCCGATGGCTCCTAATAGCCTTGATCATCTCGACTGTGCAAAGGTGAAACAAATCACCGAAGTCTCGATCAGCATTTATAACAACCCAGTCGGGGGCTATCATCTCCCTATATCGTTCTCTAACTCCATCCAAAAATCTCTCACTTTCGTATTCTTCAGTTGGATATCCCCTCTTCTTGATCCTCTCCATAGCTGAAGACACCGGCATATCTAATAGGATAGTAAGATCAGGCCGGTAATCCCAGTCATGAGAGGCCTTCACGAGAGCATAATTTTGAGGGGTGTCCCCCTGATATGCATATGACGACCAAGACCATCTATCTGAGATAACCAAATTACCGGCTATCAAGGCAGGGATAACGATCCTTCCCAAATGAATAGCATGATCCATAGCCATCCTTGAAATATCATCCTCAAAAACTTTTTTAGGCAGCCGGTTATAAGAGCCAGTTGGTTCTGAAGTCAATACAACCCCTGGGAATATTCGGGAGATATTACTTGCCAGGGCTGTTGCTAAGGTAGTCTTGCCCGTCCCGTCGATCCCTTCAATGACAATAAGGAGCCCATCAGACTTTTCCCGATTGAAAAGGTCGGGTAAGTCTATAGGTTGGGCCTCTTCAGCATAGATCCTTTGTGGAAATGTGATTTTCATGCTTTAACGTCTCCTGATATTTTTATTCACGGTTCATTTAAAAACCGTTTAAAGCCATGATTTTTTAGAGGATGAATAATTTATCATCCTCGTAAATAATATGGCTTATTTTTGGCCTTTTATCGAGCCATTTTCTGGCATTATAGAGGTTAACATCTTGATTACAGCATCCTCCGACACTGCCCCAGATTCTACCCCCAAAGATAGGGCCTGCATGAATCCAAAGAAGAAGGCTGCCATAGCCAGGGAAGCTAAATAGTCTTCCTTAGGAATATCAGAGGATTTGAGGGTATCTGCCACCAGCCAATTGAGCACCTCCTCCATCGGCTTACCAGGGTTTTTCTGTTGCTTTTCGACGATCCTTTCTATCTTCCGTGAAGCTATCTGTTTCACGAATTCGGTTATATAGTTAGGCATGTACAACTCTCTCCTTATAGTTGAACTGTAAATCTCTCCTGGCATCCCATGAGAAATAACTCGATCCATCCTTTATATTCCCATGAATAACCAGGCCTGGGGACAGGTGATCCAAGTTCTCCTCATCATCTACAATGATGCACTTTATAAGTGATGCTTTGGGGCCTGCCTTCTCCAAGACTGCAATTGAATAGTAATTATCCTTCTTAGACTTTTTGGGATAACTAATATACAATATCCTATATCCTTCTTTCAATATAGATTTTCTCCCGTTCATCCTCTCCAGCAGAAATATCTGATTATTTTTATCCTTCAGGAAGTGGCCCCTAATGATGCCCAAATCCTTCTCTTCTTTGGTCACCCAGTCTCCCTTAGAGGTCCTCAGGTAGTATATCCCTGAATTGTCCTCAACCTTCATGATTTTATCCTTATCTTCAAATACAATTAGCTTCCCAAAGAAGTCCTCTCCCTCCTCCATTTCTCCAATTTCATCCTTAAAGTCGTACTCATACCAGGGTAGGATCTTATGATTCTCAATTGGTAGGCTGGTATCTATGAAAGCCCCCTCTCCGACAAACCCAGCCTTAACAACCAACTCCTGCCTTTTGGGAGTCAAGCTCTCAAAGCCTCCCTTAGCCAACTTCTTAGCCATGCTCTGGGAGTTCTTCTTGCCTAATCCCTTGACCAGGTTTAGGCCTAATACTATAGCCTCACCATTATAAAAGGATCTTGAAAATTTCTCAAATTCCTCTCCATGAGGATATAGTAAATTGGGCCTGGCTATCTTTATGCCCAACTTATGGGCCTCTCTAAGGGCAGCTCTTAGAAGGACGGGATCATCCTCCAGATTCAAGAAATGGGCATAGAATATTTCTTTGAGATTATATTTAGCCCAAATAGTCATCATAGTCAGGGTGGCATAGGCTACAGCATGGGATCTATTGAACCCATAATTGGCCCAATTCATTACCTGATCCCAAATTTCTTTTTTCTTTTGGTCCTGCAGGGCATCTGATAGCCTCTCCTGAATGGCAGCCAACTTATCCATCTTTTTCTTAGAGATATATCTCCTAACCTCATCGGCTTCCCCTAACGACATCCCAAAGGCTTGATTCAAGATAACTAAAATCTGCTCCTGGAATATCGGGCATCCATAGGTTGTTTCAGTAGAAGGAAGGAATTCATCTGGCTTTATTGCCTTTCTTTCCTTATATAGGTCTATCATGCCTGAGTCCCTGGGGCCAGGACGGTTTAGGGCCACGACATGAACCAACTCCTCAAAATTATTTGGGTTTATATCCCTCATGGTCCTATTCCCCGAAGGAGTCTTAATCTGGAAGAGCCCTATAGGGTTCTCAATAGCAAACTTAAGCATCCCCTCTATATTCGGGATTCTATCTATATACAGCTCTCCATCCTCAAAAATCTCTGCAGCCTCCATAGCATCAATGATAGGCTGCCCTCCATCATCGATCATGTATATATTGTCCAATTCAGTCAATCCCAGAACATCAAACTTTGCTATCCCCAATTTGAGCAGGGTATTAAGCTCAAATTCTATAGATGGGATATTATTCTTCTCAGATAATTTAGCCAGAGGGAAGAATTCATTTTCACTGCTGTAGGCTACAAAGCCGGAGGCATGAGTGCTCCGGTATTTGATATGCCCTGTGATAGCATTTTGAAGCTCCAGGGCCTCCTGGCTATGAATGAGTCCTTTACGATAATCGTAAATGTCGAGATTGAGGAGCCAACAAACATCTCTTTCAGCTCCATCCTTTTTCCATCTTGTGTAATCCATGATCCCAGACAGGCTATTCGGGGCCAATACCTCACCGAGAATCTGAATAGCTTTAGATCTATAAGATGTAGCTACATCTATATCGATATCTGGAGGATCATTTCTCTCTTCAGACAAGAATCTATCGAATAGTAAATTATATTTTATTGGATCAAGCTTAGTTATGCCCAAAATATAGGCCACTAACGAGCCTCCGGCTGATCCCCTGGCTATGCCTACGGGGACCCTTGCCTGCCTAAGCCTCTTAACGAATTCGTATTCGATCTTAAAATACCATTCAAAGCCCTTTCTCCTGATCCTATCGTACTCCATCTTTAATCTTTCATCATATATTTTGATTGTCTCCTCTGAAGCATTGCTAAGCTTTTGCCCCCTGAACTCTTCATAATTCGTTCTAAGGGCATCTTCAAGCTTGAATTCCCCAATTGAAATAGGCTTGAATTCCCTGGGGAGCCTGAAATTGGCCCCTGCAAGCCTGGAGGCCAGTTCTTCAGTAGCTTGGATTAGTCTATCAATGTCCTGGTCTTCAGTCCCCATCTTCCTAAGGTTATCCCTAACCTCTTGCTGAGTCATGAAATGGTACGTTTCCCCTTTGAATGAGGTTGGAGACTCCAACTCTTTTTTATTCCGATGGATGATAGCTGCAGCTTCCATCTTGAACTTTTTATCTTGGAGATTATTGTAATGTGTATCAATGGTTACAATGGCCGGAATTCCTAACTTCTTGGACTCCTGGAGGTAGAAAGCATTTAGCCTCTTTTGGCTGAGGATATAGGTAGAATCCTCTTTATTTACGATCACCTCTA